GGCGGATCGCTGCATCCTGGCGGATCGCTGCATCCTGGCGGATCGCTGCATCCTGGCGGATCGCTGCATCCTGGCGGATCGCTGCATCCTGGCGGATCGCTGCATCCTGGCGGGTCTCTTTCTTCTGTCGCTCCTGCGACATGGCGGAGCGGTGCGCTTCGCACACCATTACAAGTAGTCCCCCTCCCCTTCCCTGGTTGGCGGCGTGTGGAACACTCGTCGCCGGAGACTAGATCATCAGCTATGGAATTGCGGAGTTTGAGGACTCTCAACACGCTTTGTATCGACACTGTGTTGGGAGAGAGGGCCGCGCCGCGCCTGGCTGGGCCGGGGTAAATGACAGAAGAGACTGGAATTGGTTCTGTTTGTAGACTGGATCTGTTCTCGTGCTTAGGCCGATCTCAGGGTCAAACGCTCAGCAGCTATGGAATTGCCTTAAATTGGGACTCTCTGCTCGTTTGTTCTAAATGGAGAACATTGAACTTAGGAGAGATTGTTCTCAATGGAGGATATTTAGGGAATACGATCGTGTGGTGATAATCCTGGGAGATGGGATAAGTGAACAGAATCGTATGAATTGTTTCAGAACGGAACTGCTAATTTCTTTTTCTTGATTTGCTATGGCTGAATTCTGACTGATTTAAGACATAGAACATAAGAACTTCAATGAACTAAAATAAATACATGAGTATATCTCATAATGAGATAACGTTGGATATGTTTGGGATATGTTTGGGATAAAAGTGGGATATGTTTGGGATAAATATAAATTATTCAGAACAGTTTGATCTTTGTAATTGTTATTGCAAAGATCTCTGATCGACTAATAGATTTTGCGGGACTATTGGGGGGTGTATAGTTTTGCGGGACTATTGGAGAGGATGAGCCGCGCTAGAGGAGTAACGCGGCTCATAACAAAGGATAGGAAGAGAATTAGGACTATATAATTTTGCGGGACTATCAGCTAGGTTGCACCTCGACATCACGGAAGATCGGTTGCTTCTTTTTCCGCTTGTTGAGCCGGACTCTAGGCTCGTCTGTATCAAGGCTATCACCAAACAGGTAGAGGCGCAACGAATCGTATGCTCTGGTTGAGAAAACTCCGCCTGGGCGCTTGGTTGTGGCAGTTCTTTCGTTGAGCGTTGGCCGGCCTACGTGAGCGAATAGGCGCTTTAGCTCTGGTTCGAGCTTGCCGATTAATATTGTTCGGCCCGGCTCGATTAGCTTGACTGGTGATGCCTCATCGTAGAACTCGGTGCTTAGAATGGTGACTCTCGTTTGGAGACTGTTTCCAAATGTTTGGAAGTAAACCTCGTATGCGTCGAGTATTTTTACTTTTTCATCCATGTAGTTTCCCCTTGCTTGGACCTGTTTCCTGTGGCTGCTCGTTCGCCTGGGGCGCACCCTTATGAGAAGTGCGCCCCGTTTAACGAGGAGTTCAATTATGGCCCAACCACGAAACCATATAAGGAGTATAACACATAGTCCGTATGACGCAAGTAATTAGTGCGTAATCGCTAATCTGGCGTTTTGTAGATCTTGCCACGGTATCCGGCATAGGTTATAGTGGATCTGCTCATTTCCTCTAACGAGGAAGCATGGCAACAAGTTCGATACTGGAAGTCCTCCCGGAACATCCTGGCCTCTTTCCCCTTGAGGTCGCTTTGAGCTTGTTGCTTTTGTTTTATCTACTCATAAAAGGTTGCAACATACGGACTGATACTGTATACTGTGTTGACTGAGCAAAATTAGCGAAGGGGTAATGATTATGAAAGAACATGCGAAATTATTATTTCATGAAGTGCGGCGGGGATTAACACAATCCCCACTGGTACGAGTTGATGTGCAAAAGTTTGCAGATTCGCTTGGTGTTACATTGAGATCTGCACAAAGATACATTCAAGAACTTGATATTTATAAAGGCAAAAAGTATGAAACATATAGGCGAAAGAATGATGGTAGTCGCTATTTCAAAACGCTAGATTCAATATCTTTTGGCGCTTTGATGATGGACGAAGATCATGTCTTTTCCCCTATTCCTGAAACGACAAACGACAGGAACGACAGGAACGACAGCCTTCTTAGTATATATATATATACTAAGAAGAAAAAAGAAGATCTTAAGAAGGGGCTGTCGTTTGTCGATCCTGAAACGACAGCGGTTTCAGGTAACGGTGGTAAACCGGAAGAAATTACTATCTGGTATGACGAAACTTCTGGTGCTATGCAGGAGCTTGCGTCTGCTGTTTGTCACGTCTGTAAACTGTCTGCTCTTCTTCTGCTTGATGAGGATGAATATAAGATCGCAAAGCTGTTCCGCGCTGGCGTTGAGGGACCGGCGGTTCTCGAACGATATGCTTTTGAAAATCGTCCTAATTATTGGTGGTCAGGTTTCTGGAAAGGCAGGGACAAGAACGCACGGCCGTCTATTGTTGATATTATGCAGACTTGGAAAAAATCCCATGGCTATGTCTATCATCCACATCATGCGTGGCCTGGCGTTGCTGAGATCCAAAAGACGATCAAAGCGATCATGATTGACAGTGGAGCAAAGAAGCCTAAAACTGCACTTGAGGAAATGTCAAAATACGGATACGATGAAATAGTGAACCGAATCCCTGGTGGATATATTCACATGACAAGAATGTCCGTTGACAAAATGAATATTGAAATCGCTAAGTCTGTAAGGGCGATTCGAGAAGAAGAAAAAGAGCTAATCAGGGAGTAATTAAATATGACATCAACCACGAACCATAGCCGATCCAACGGCCATACGGCCGGCGTTCAAGAAGTAGAACAGCTTCCACCACATAACTATGAAGCAGAAGAGGCGTTGCTTGGATCTATATTTATTGATTCTGATCGTTTGGCAGAACTGACGCTTACGGCCGAAGCGTTCTTCGATGGTTTTCATCGCGCCACATTCAAAGCAATTAAAAAAATTCGGGCAGCTAGACAGCCAATAGACTTCATCACTGTTGCCGACGAGCTTCGTGGTAAAGGGATTGAGAAAGAGGACAAACTTATTGGCCTATTAACGGCCGTTCCGACCTCCACTAACATCCTAGGCTACGAAGAAATTGTACTTAACCTGTATAACAAGCGGCAGATCATTGCGCTTGCGGGTCGTATGGCGACAAACGCTTTTGATGCTGAGGAAAGTACAGATGGCATTATTGCCGATACCCTGGAACGGGCGCGATCGATTGGGGCCGATAATGATAAAGACTCTCCACAAAGCTCTTACGATGTCAGTGTTGATGTCCTGGAAACACTGAGCCTAAGACGGACCGACAAGGATGCGCGTGAAAAAGCAGGATTAAAGACGGGCCTCCTCGACATGGATAGATTACTGCAGGGGATCTCTCCCGGCTCCCTTGTCATTTGCGCGGCAAGACCAGGCATGGGCAAGAGCGTCTTGGAGCAGTCGATAAGACTGAATGTCGCAAAAGTCGAGAAGAAGGTTGCTACATTCAATTTGGAAATGACTGCTGAACAATTAACTATTCGCGCCCTATCAGCCAGGATGCAGACTGACTTCAAGAGCATTGAACATCCGTTTGGCCTAAGCGATCAATATTGGGAACTACTAAACAAGTCTATTGGTGAGCTATCTGTCCTGCCTATGTTCATCGACACTTCGGCTGCGCTGTCCATTGCTCAGCTTGAATCGAAGGTACATCGGCTGTTCTCTGAGCATGGGCATTTTGATTTAATTACAATTGATTACCTCCAGCTGATGCGGGGGAAGGAGGGGGAGAGAAATAGAGTTCTCGAAGTCGGGCAGATAAGTCGCGGAATGAAGAAGCTGGCGAAAGAATTAAATACGGTGGTGTGGGCTAATGCACAGGTGAATCGCAATGTCGAGCTACGTGCAATTAAAAAACCAACTCTTTCGGATCTGCGGGAAAGCGGTGATATTGAGCAGGATGCCGACATTGTGATGTTCCTTTATCGGGATGAGTATTACAACAAAGAAACGGAGCGAATGAATATTGTCGAGATTGATATTGCCAAGAACCGCAACGGAGAACTTGGGCAGGTCGATCTTTATTTTAGTGGCAAGAAAATGATGATTAGAAATCTTTCAGTGGGAAGTATTAACTTATGAGCAACACACAATTTAATAAGCCAACACGTAGGCGCCGAAGAAAAACGGCCGACATTGAACACCAGATCCAAGTGTCTCAAGTTGCCTGGACTGAATGGCAGGGAATTATTTGGCCGGAACTCCAATCAATCTATGCTGTTCCTAATCAGGGGAAAAGGAGTGTTCAGGGCTACGGCCGTATGAAAGACGAGGGCTTGAAAACTGGACAATGGGATCTTTGTCTCCCTGTCCCCCGGCGAGGGCATGGCGCTTTGTACATAGAGAATAAAATACCGGATAATCCAAAAAGCAAACTTTCTCCCCATCAGATTAAACGCGGTAAGATCCTTTCTGATGCCGGCAATCTTTGCTATGTGATTCGCTCCTATGAAGATTTTGTTACGCTTGTCACCTGGTATTTGGGATATGAAGATCCAATGCACCCCGTTATTTTCTCGCAAGGGGAGCTGTGGGAGTATGAAATTGGCGCTGAGCTGCCATACTAAAAGGGGAAATTTATGAAACAAATAACACCTTCCAATCTCATGCCTGAGTTTACGGCAAATAACAAGCTTGTAGATACGCCACCAAAGCGGCCGTTGGCTCGCTATCCTGGAAGTAAGAATCGTATCGCTGAATGGATCATCTCTTACTTTCCTGGCTACCATGATACTTTCATTCTGCCTTATGGTGGGATGACAGCCACACTGTTCAAGAAAGCCAGATCCGGCATTGAAGTTATCAATGATCTTAATGACGACATTATTCATCTGTTTCGCACCCTGCGAAATTATGAGGATGATCTGATCCATGCCATTTGCTATACGCCATGGTCTGAGAAAAGCTTGGCTGAGGCACTTGAACCAACGGATGATCCTGTAGAACGTGCCAGGCGCTTTTTTGTTCTGCTGTGGATGTCACTTCAACCTTATGATAAGAATCCGTCTTTCCGCAGGCAGTATGTATACAGTCGTGGACATGATGGGAAAAACTCGATGGTAGCTGCGGCGAAGCTGTTCATGGATATTGACTATCTTCATGACATCGCGGGCAGATTGCGCGGGGTTGTAATCGAGCACATGGAGGCAACAGATATTATCCAGATGTACGATTATTCTCGCGCTTTGTTTTATTGTGACCCGCCCTATGTTCATTCTACTCGTAAGCGAACTGTCCACTACCTGCACGAAATGAGCGTGCAGCATCATACAAAGCTGGCAGATGTGTTAAATGAGATCTCCGGTATGGCGATTGTAAGCGGCTATGCTTGCGACTTGTACTCGGCTCTGTATGAGGACAATGGTTGGGAGCGTGTAGATCGCCTAGCCAGAACAAGCGGAAGGGACAAGGTTGAATCTGTTTGGCTTAACCCTCGTGTTATCCTTGAACTTGAAGAAGAACACGTTTCGACTGAAACGCAGTTGAGTTTATTCTAAGGAGCAGTCTATGTACGAAGAAACAAATCAGGAAACGATTGTTTATAAATGTCGCGTATGCGGTAAGGAACATGCCATAAGCGGCAGCTATATGACTGAAATCGCACAGCGTTTTATAGATCTTGGATGGGGAAACCATGCAGTAGATCGTGGTGCGCGCGTAGATTATATTGTTCTTTGCAAGGAACATAATACAGCGGATAGAGTTGCGCTCATGAGGGAGTATGGCAATGGCTAAAAAACTTAAACGAGGAACAAAGCACGGCCGTGGTAAAGGGAAATGGCGGATCGAAAGACGAAAGTATAAGAAAAAGGACGGGTCCGTGTCACATTACTGGAATTACCGTGAAAGGGCTATTCGCAAATCGTCAAGCGGCAAACGTAAGATACGCTATCGGAAGGGTGGAAAGGGACGAAAGGCAGGCAGATAATCCTTGCTTTTATTTCCTGTTGGGACTATACTCAGTACGTAATTGAGCGTTACAAAAGGGGATTAAATGGAAAAAATAGAAGATAAAGAAATAAACCAATATTTTATAAGCGGTCTGCCTATTCATGAATATGGTGTTGTCATGGTGCGGGTTGCAGATGGTACGTATTTTACAAATGTTCCTGTAGCTGTTATCCATCACTCCCCGACTGGATTTTCCTGGGGCTATGGTGGTAGCGGGCCTGCCGATATGGCACTCAATATCCTTGAGTATGTGGTAAGGTTTCTTGGTTTGGCTAAGGGAGAATCTGTAAAGGTATATTCTGGTACATGCAGCGCCGAAGCCTGGGATCTGCATCAGTCATTTAAAAGACTATTCCTTGAGGATGTTCCCAAGAACGGGGGCGTTATATCCTGGTCTGAAATTCGTAACTGGCTGTCAGTTTCTCTTGATGCCCTGCTTCCAAATCCTGTTATCCCTGAGCGTAGATTGGTTATTGCTTACCCGAAAGAATATTTTGATGATTTTATTAAAGGGCATCCTAATTCTGATACAAGATTGAGCCGGTATGCGTTTCTTGCTCGTGTAGAAGAGATGGCCATGGAGGTTGATCCTGAGATAGATGTCGTAACTGCACCTTATTCGATGGAATATTACGGCGGCTCTTTTATCATTAATGATTCGAGCGATGGAAAAAAATCTGGCGAACTGGCAAAGTATATTAGGGAAACGATCTTTAATCTGTTTTCTAATCCTGGGGAATGGCTGATAAAAAAGGGATCTATTAATGTGTGATGCTACTGTGACAATTGAAAGACCAGAGAATATTAACTCTAAAGAGGCCTATAATATGGCTACGTTATGGGCAGCATGGGAGATAATGAATGATGATACTTCTCCAACAGCCGGGTTGTCGATTAACGAAAGGCGAGCATTGCGGCGAGATAAGTTAAAAGACCTGCACAGGATTAGCAAATTGAGACTGGCAATTGATGAGATCGCTCAAGAATATCAAGTAGATATGTCAAGATACAAGTATCTGAAATAGAGAACCGGCGTGATAAAGATCTCGCCGGTGAGACTTGTTATGAAAACCCGTACGCAGCTTGATTTAATTAGTGAGACAAACCGAACAATGGGCAGCATGATTGTTTGGTTTGCTGTCTTTGTAGTTTCTTCTCTGACATATGCCTTTAGTGTTACTGATTTGTCAGATGCGGGGGCGATTGTGCTACTCTCCTCAATTTCCGTTTCTTCGTTTGTTGTGGTTCTTTATTCTTTCAGATACTCACGGATGAATGGCATGATGCGGGAAGGCGAGAAAAAAAAGTCTCCACAGAAAAAGGCGGATGACATCCTTGAATTTAGAAGCGAACAGAAAACTACTCCCGTTCGTCTTGAAACAAGTGATAAAAATCAGATTAAGATAGGCAGATATGAATACTCGCAAGCGGAATGGAGGGCGATCTATAATTCTCTTAAAGATGCAGGCTGGCATTGGAATAGGGAGAACGTTGCAGCCGCCGGTGTTATTAAATCGATCACAGCAAAAGGTGTGTTTCCGGCTTTTCAAAAGGAGCTTGTAAAGCTCAATGTTTTGAACCTTGCTGACAGAAAAATCACATCTGATGGCCGTGCGGCATTGCGTTGTGCGGCAGGGGTTAGGATCATTACAAGATGACCCCCCTACTGACTTCTGAGAAAAGCAATCCTCGCGCGGGCAGGCGAAAAGGAAATCCAGATAATGTATCCAGGAGTGAATATCCAATGGATTATCGAGTATCCGGCCCTGCGGATAGTGCAGATCGCCCCGTTGCACCTGCAACCTGGCGCGTAGGGAGTAGAACGATGACTGAGCGCACCAATGAGCGTAATAACGAAAAACTGCGTAAGAGAGCGATTCTAGAGAGAGGGCAGTATTCGACGATTGCGGCTATGGAAAAGGAAACTGGCGTGAATCGCGGAACTATTTTTAGAGTTATATATGAAAAAGGAAACTCTCCTGGCTTACGTCGTTTGTGGGGTATTCCTAAGCACCCTCGCCGGGTAAGATTGACGATTAATTGCACAGAAGATGACCTTGAACGATATGACTACCTTCGAGGGGAGATGACACGGAACGAATTTCTTGCTATGCTGTTAGATAAAGCAGTCTTTTAGCGTCGATGGTTTATTAACCATGTGCCGCTTGAGTGGCATCTACCACGAGGTACACAATAACCAAAACTGGAAACCTTTTAAAGATAGTTAATGCGTTTTGCGAATCTATCGACGCTATTCTTATGTTATTCCCGTCCATCTGATGACGCTAACAAGCTCCAGATGTTGACTTTGTTTTATCAAAACTATTTAGCCTGGGACACCAAGTAAATGAATTACTGTAAAAAATGTTATGTGAGACTAACATTCCAATTCTTGTTGAGTGTGTCGCAGAAGGGAGATGCTATTTAATCAATTGGGTTTTTTGAGTACCCATACGAAGTGGGAAGCGTGTTTTATTGGTATCAAATACGCACGTAACGAAGCAGTTAGAGCCGGTACACGCACAAGCGTACCGGCTCTTTCGTTTGAAATACAAAAAGCTGAGCTATTCGCTCAGCTTTTGTGAGGAGAAAAGAAGAAGACCATTCTGATTTCTTTACGCTAACTTCACCTATCTTTTTGTTTCAATAAAGAAGTAATGTTCTAGATCGTTTCCCCCTAATACAAAAGCAATTTCACACCGATATACCTTGCCAGCGGACAAACTATGAATGGCTGGCAAGGTAATGATATTACCGACGGCGGCAGCAGGTCCATTCGTGACATCGCCTGTCACATCTATATTATCATTATATGTATCCTTAACAACCAAGACTGGCGAGGTGGGGCCATCGCCAACATTGGATACATCAATTGTGTAGACTATAGATTCATCTTCGCCCTGCTCTTGCGTTCCTTCAACAACCTCCCTTATGTCAGACATTTTTAGCCACCGTCAGAAACAGTCAATTCATATGTGAATTGAATCGAGTCGCCATTATCAACATTAATTGCAGAAAATACGTGGCGATCCAGACAGATACCGGCAGTAGCGATATTTGCTAGAATATGCTCCGTGATAGCCTTCGTGGAGGTATAGGAGATCGTACCAACGCTCTTGTAGATTTCTCCTGATGCACCTTCCAGCTGCGTGCCGGTCGCACGAGTTTCACCATCTGTGGTTTCGATGTCAGTATCCCCGACTGCGGCGGCAGTTGTGCCAACACCGGAATCGTGGAACTTGAAATCACCCCATGCGCTATCTTCTGCGATCATCTGATCAACCATGTACTCGACAAAAGCTGTTGTGACAAGACGATAGCTGACAACTCCGTAATTTGTTACATCGCCATTAGCATGGATAACTTTGACCTTCAATTCAGAGGTCAAGGTAGGAATGCCAGAAAATCTGGTCAGTCCTTTGGCAAACCAGTTTGTGGCTCGACCAAACAGATAACCCCAGCGCGTCGAATTTTCAATGCGCCAGGCTAACGGTGCTTTCGGAGCCTTGAACAGCTTCGCAGCTACTACTCCAGAAACCCCTAGGTCAGAATTGTATGCAGACATATCATCTCCTTGAGTCAGGTATTTCCTGACTATTCAAAATCGCGATCGAATAAAGTGAAAACAAAATCGCGATCGAATAAAGTGAAAACAAACTTGCGATCGAATAAAGTGAAAACAAACTTGCGACTTCTTAATACTAAACCAAACGAACGTTCCTGCAAGGTTAGCGAAAAATTGCGTACTTGTAAGGTCAACGTTCGATATAAAATGATTGGATTGAAGTATGTTGCTATCCCTCCTGCTATGCCAAGCACCCCAACCAGGGCGGAATATGACAGTTTCACAGAGGTACCAATAAAGGTAATTGCACCAGCTAGGGCCACAGATATGGATCTGTGAATCGCACCAGAATTGGGTAAGGTGCCAGCAAACGAGAGAAAAATACCTTTGGTAATTGTCCCTGTAGACGTGATTGTTCCTGAAAGTGAAAGTATCAAATCCTTGGCTTGTATACCAATGGTTGATAACATTCCGGCATAGGAAACTGCTATATCTTTTGAGATAGTTCCGACAACTGATAATGTTCCCAGAATCACTTTTATTGGGATAGATGTGACCACACCAGACGAAACCAGGGACCCCGCAACCGATTGGTAGAACTCTTCCGTTCCTACAACCAGTTGCTTAGCTAATGATCCTGCGCTAGATAGTACACCACCAAGTGACAGTAACATCTCCTTAATGAACGTACCAACAAGAATAATTGATCCAGCTAGAGCAATGGCTATGGATCTGTGAATTGCACCTGAGCTTGGCAAGGCGCCAACAAACGAGAAAAACATTCTTTTAGTAACTGTACCTGTAGATGTAATTGTTCCGGCAAATGGAAGTGACGTATCCTTGACTATTACACCAACGGATGCCAAGGTTCCTGCAATAGATTGATAGAACTCTTCCGTTCCGACAATCAGTTGCTTAGCTAATGATCCCGCGCTGGCCAGCACGACATCAAATGTTACTGATGCCTTTTTAATAACTACGCCAGTTTTTGAAAGTACGCCTACTAAACTGGTAGAAAACTGTTTAATAACCGTCCCGGAGTTTGGAAGAGAGCCAGCCAAATTGGATGATATCAGCCTGGTCAACGTTCCCGCACTGGCGAGCGTTCCTGTCAGTGAAATCAAGACTGATTTGATTGATTCTAAAACGCCAGAAGATGCCATCGTGCCGACAAGGGAAACTAGCATTTTCTTGACAATTGATCCAGAACTGGTCACTCCTCCAGCAAGAGATGTTCTTATCTGTCTAACTACATCGCCAGTGTTGCTCAAAACTCCTGTAAAAGATACACCCGCTCTCTTCGTAACCGATCCTGCCGATGTTAACGCTCCAGCAACAGATATGGACAATGCCTTGAGAGTAACTAAGGCGCTCGAACTAGAAACAGTTCCAGCAAACGATTTAAGCGACATTTTTATCAACAAGCCAGAGTTTGTAACAGTTCCAAGAAGTCTCTTGAGTGACAATCCAGCCAATGTTCCTGTAGACGTAAGTGTACCTTCCAGTGAAATCAAGACTGATTTGATTGATTCTAAAACGCCAGAAGATGCCATCGTGCCGACAAGAGAAACTAGCATTTTCTTGACGATTGCTCCAGAACTGGTCACTTCTCCAGCAAGAGATGTTCCTATATGCCTAACCACATCACCAGCGCTGGTCAACGCTCCGGTATAAGCAAGCGCAGTCTGTTTAACGACTATTCCAGCACTTGATACCGCTCCAGCCAAAGCTCTATAGAAAATAGAAAGGGCAGTAACTACTCCTGCACCAGTTACTGTGCCTGCAAAAGATGCCGAAGTCTGCTTCACTAATATTCCAGCGCTAGTTAACACGCCTGCAAGCGCACGAAAGAAGGTACTTATTGTTGTAACAATACCGGAAGTAGCTAGCGCACCAACGTAGGAAACCGATGTCTGCTTAATAGCTGTTCCTGCGCCTGTTAACGTACCTGAGAATGCCCTAAGGAATGCCTTGGCTACCGCAAGTATGCCAGACGATGTGAAAGTGCCCGCAAATGTAGCTGTTGTCTGTTTAACCAGAGCACCCGAAGCGGAAAGAGAGCCTGAAAGCGTACGAAGAAAACTGCCTATTGTTGTAACAATACCAGAACTTGTTAGAGATCCGGTATAGGATAGCGCAGTCTTTTTAACCGCAGTTCCCGCACTAGTCAACGCCCCTGCTACAGCCCACATGTACATCAAAGCGGTAGCTACCGCGCCGGAGCTGGTTAAAGCACCCGCGCAGAATTTGAACGTATCGCGTACAATCACACCCGAACTAGTAAGCGATCCGAGATAAGTGCGGAAGAATAAGCCGATAGTTGCGGTTGTTCCAACAGAAGTAAGCGATCCTAAGACCACCTTTCTAGGGCCGATTGCAATTACGCCAGTGAAAGTAAGCGTGCCGGCTACTGATTGTGGTGTTTCTGTTCCGCCACCTCCAAGCTCAAGCACATTAAACCAGATGTCATAAGGCGATGATTCATCAACGAAAACATAGCTGATTTCGGCTGCGGCAGATGGTGTTACTGCGAGACAGGTGACGCGTAATTCTATCTTGTATGCTTCTAAGTCACCCTGTAGCCCATCGGAATCGGGATAAAATCGCCCTTCTAACGCACCTATTATTTCCCATGTCCATCCACCTGTAGGAATCGTTAAATCTGAATAAGCTGTCCAATCAGCGGTAGCCGGAGTAAACGTTTCGTCACCGAGTTTATCCCCTGAAGAATATACGGCAACCTTGCAAGGGATGTTCCCATCCCCGGCAACATATGCTCTCATTTCTACCTTATTGACCGAACCCCCTCTAATAGGTGCATTTGTGCCAAATCCCGTTAGCAGGTCTGTAGCGCTTGTCGGGTTGTTGCTATAGTCAGCATAATCCCCCGCCCCTGTCAACCCGTCAAAACCCTTTGCGTCATTTGTCCATTTCGTGTTGGAATCGACCGGTCCAAAATCAGACATGTTGACATAGTAGTTGTAAACAGGAATGGTGACGGTAATAATCGGTCCAGTAGAATCGTTGTGAACCATGCTCGCCCACGCCACCTTGACGTTATTATAATTTGCAGCATCGTCAAGAACAGTCTCGCCTGCCCATGTCGAACCGTCATACATATCATAGGCGATTTCGTTGGCATCGTTTTCATAGAAAACATATACGTCAGTGCCATTTATAAATAAACTCGGTTCTACACCCACATTGCTGTTTGTTGCTTGCGTCCCCCAGGTACTCCAAGCTTCACCTCTCACATGCATCCGAATGTAGACATATGCACTATCGAGAATATAAGCAACCCAATGATTTCCAGATGAGTCTACTGCTATTGATTGCCCAAGTCCCACCGATGCGGCATGAAGCAAGTGTGTTGTAAAAGACGTGGCGTTATTTCCATTCCCTATTGCGACATTCAGATGTTCGCCAACCGTTGGCTCTGCACGATAAGCGACAACCGGAATATTATCATAATCAATCGAAAGAGCGACGCGTGAGCAATTGTAGCTTTGCGTACGATGTACATCATAAACCGTTCCCCATGTCCCACTGACTTTGTTTATATAAGATAATGTGAAAGTGACCGCGCCGCTGATTTTCACAACCCGCGTGAATGTGATATGCGGAACGTCTGCGCTGTCAATAGCGATGGCAGTATACAGATTTGTGATCGCGGTCGGATCCTCACCAATATCCCCGACCAATGAAACGTCGGTCGTCAACCAATCATCGTTCGTACCATCTGCCCTGAACGTAGCGTAAAGCAGGGGTGACGCTTTGCCCGCGTCGGACATATAAGCGATGTGGATTATATCGTCAGAATCAATGGCTGCGCTGACTGCTCCGTAGTTCGTTCCGGTCGGCTTGTTGGCGATATCTTGTTCTGAAAAATAAGACGGAAGCGGATTATTTGTATATATCCTGAAAACCAAATCCCCATCATTCCATATAGACCAAGCGCCACTATAGTATCTGGAATCATTTCCGTCGTGAGTATTTGTAGTTTGGTCGCGATAGACATTGATATAGTTTGAAACATTCCCGTCAGAATATTTAATTGCTATACAGTATTTCGCCCCCGCCGTCGTTGCATAGGGTGTAGAAAATTCAAATAAACACATCTCTTTTGTTGCGGGAATAGATGGAATAATGAATGCATCGGAGGTGGCAATCGCCGAACCTGTTGGTTTCGCGTCAGTCCCGTATGTCCCAGTTATCTCATACAGTTCTGCATATACCCATCCTACCAGAGAGCCAACCATGCTAAGCATAAATTCACATGCAACGATCGAATTCCCATCCCCTGTAAACGCCTGTGCAGCCCCCAGAAATAAAGAACCGGAATATAGGTTGAATGCGTGCAGCGGATCGGTAACATACTCATCAGAAACAGAATATCCTTTCCAAATGTCAATACTGCTATCGCTAATATTCCGCGTGATCACATAAGGTACACCAGCGGAATTGCGAACAAGAACCCTGCCACCGTTTACGATGTCGTTCGTGTCGGCGTTGTCTAATGTGACGTCTATTGCTGCCATTTTTCTAGTTTATCTTAGTCAGATAATTGTCGAAATCCAGATCGGCTACCAAGATCGTGCCGACCTCCCAATCAAACAGATCGTGCCATTCTTGCAGGTTGTGAACATTGTAATAATCGGGATTTGGATTGTTCATGAAGATGTGAACCTGCTGCTTGAAAACGCGGTTCATTTCCGCTATCAAAGATACCGCGCCTGCATCGTCAAAGCAGCACATAAACCAACGCGAAAAACAAACGTCCCACTGATTGCGGCGCTGGTCTCCCAGCCAACTGAGAGCGTCTTGCACGATCAAGTAGGGCTGAACAATTGGGTCTGCTTGATCATACGCATACTGTGAAACGTCCACCCCCCAGGCTGCGACTCCAAGCGAACGCGCCGCCTGCACGATATAGCCGTAGGCACTGCCAAAATCGACAAACTCCTGATTCATATTGAAACGGCCGTGCAGCATAGCGGCATAGTCTGAAAACTGTTCGCCAGAATCTTCAGGGAACAAACCAGGGTCGCGCCTCATCCAACGACCATAAGACGTGTAGCCTGCATTATGGGATAGCGGGCCAACCTCTCCGTCGAAATACGACTGATCGTACTCTTCAAAAGTCAGAATGGGCATATCATTCTATCCGCTTTTTCATTTTAAATTTCCCCTGCCATATATCTTGTACACATTAGGGGCCTCCGGAATTTAATATTTATTCCTTCGCTTGAATAAAATTATTAACTATGATTCGTGCTAATACATTTGTGCCAATATATTCAGGATGTTTAATCCAAAAATAATAATCAACCTCTGCTGCAATCGCATTATCTATCATCCAGTGATGACTATCTTCCCCCGCACAATCAAATATCAATCCGTGATAAACATCATTGTTGACAATTAATTCAGCCTCGTGTCCGATTAAGTCACAGTTTGGCACAGAAAGAAATACATCGTAATCGCTTATATCTAGGGGTAGCTGCCCCCACTCCTGTCTTATTTTAATTGTACCAACCGTAGGCCGCATAGCGTAACCGCTAAGGTAGCCCACTAGAGTAAAAATAATTAAAGCAAAATTAATCATTGCAAACACCCAGGCAGGATAACCTCATTGTCTGGCCTTTGACCAGGATCGTGTATTTCACTAATCGCAGACCAAGCAGGAGTGTTTGGGTCTTGATGCTTACGCATCCATTGGACTAAACCATATCCTTTTGCATAGAAATAAAGTTCGCCTCCATTTACCCACTCGATTTCAATTACATCATTAAGGGGAATCCCAGCCATGCTTGTCCATTGTGAATACCTTTTAACCAGCTTGCGCGTATCTTCGACTTGCCCTGAGTTGGCTTCGGATTTGTTACAATTCCAATCATAGAACTGGACCCAGAGTCCTACACTAAATGATTTCCCAACCTCCATATGGCGCGGCATCCACCTTGATTTAACAGATCCTTTCGGTTCTTGTAACTGATAGAATCTGCTACCGCCTGGGCTTGTATCCCAACCACGATAAATCCAATTAGACGAGAAGAACAATTGTTCAGCATTGGCATTCTTTGTTTGCCAAAACTCGCCATCACTCTTTGATTGTGTTTGGAATCTTTCTGATCCACCATTTGCATTGGAAACCTCATACAACATTCCATTGCCACAGAGGTAATCAAGCAGATCAATTGTAGTTGGAGTTACTGAGGGCGGAGCATCTTTCCCTTCTAAAAAAGGCCATGGATCAACACATTGACCAAAGCGCCACATGGGATAGCCATTGCCTGTATCACTACGCCACAGTAAACCGAAGTGAATATGAGGGCCGGAGGAAATGCCTGTATTACCACTGAAGCCAACTATTTCGCCGGCTAAAACTTTTTCGCCAACAGATACGGGAAGGTTAGGTTTTGCATGAGCATAAACAGTATGGAATCTAACTCCTTTAACTTCATGCCTTAGATAGACGTGCCAGCCATAATTGCTAAGACTACCAGATCCGGTTCTATCTGAAGCCCAAACAACTTCTCCATCCTGAACGGCATAGTATGGCAAACCATAGCTAACTCCATAATCTATTCCTTCGTGACCAGGAAGACCATATGGTAAATAGGATTGTGGATTAGCACCAAAAACCTGTGTTACTCTATCAGTGCCGCATGGCCGATACATAAATAGATCGTCAATCGGCTGCGGCTTATTACCTTCGAAATACAAAACCTCATACTTAAAATTATTAGCCTTTAGTTCCCGTATGGTTTCTTTTTGCGATTCCAGTTCTGGATCAACAACAATCGCATAGGATTCTACATTGCCACCAAAGAGCATGGTTAATGTATCATCTAAACTTGCCGTGATCGTCCTTTTGTAATTCTGGTAGGCATAAGAACCAGCGATAACCCATTCGGTTTCCAGATGCTCCTGTGCTAATTTTAAAATAACAATCTTTGGTTTAACACCTGGCAATGGTGGGTCTGGCAGCTCTGGTGGTTCTGGCATTACTGGCTGAGGCCAGTCGCGTTTAATGACATTGTTGGATAGGTTTGTCATATAGCCGTTGATTGTTTTGCCAAGGTCTGTCCACATGGGATCTTTGTCTAATGCCCACAACGAAAACATTTTTACATTGGGTACATTTTCAAGATACCAATACATCATATCCATTATTTGCGGAGTGCCGGTATGCCATGTAGGTGCATCCCGATAATTCCAACCAAACTCGGTGATAAATATGGGGGGAGGTGTTATTCCATTCTCAAAACAAGCAGCATTAACATCGGAACATCTGCCCATAAGATATGGGATTGTATCCTTCATGATCTGCTCGCCTTGCTCATTATTCAAAGCGTATTCATGAACAGCATGAGCCAGCTTGTCTGGATGTTCTTCTATCTTTCTGAACCAGGCCAACATGCCGGGTGTACGATTATGCTCAGGCTCCGGTTCCCCTGTTGACCATCCTGGACCACAGAATTTATAACCTTGTTCCATCATTTGATCTGCGAGTTCACAAAGAAAATGACCAATCCAATTGGATCTCTCTTTGTTTAATTCGTTAATCATTTCAACATAGAAGATGTCTTTGTCTAACTCTGGAGGCCAATTCTCGTTAATCTTTTGGACATATCTTGCGGCCTCTGCCGGGATATTTGCACCATACATGGGAGCATCGTAGCCCTTTAAACATCGGTAGACACCATATCCAATAGAGCCTTTCTGGATTTCTGCCTGGAAGTCCATCATGCCAGACGTTCCATCAACGCACTTCATAGAAAGTGTTTGACTATCAGCAGCCATCTTGCGAATGTAGTCGCCAATTCCATCACAGTAACATAGAACTGACGCATGAAAACCGGCGCCAATGGAAAGTTTGCCCTTAGCCATCGCTAGACTCTTTGTCAGACGTAACCTTCTTTAATATATTATGTACGCCTTCGTATCCACTGATAGCCAATCCCGTCCCGAAGATGGTGAGTAGAATTAATTCAGCCCACACAGAAGGTTGAGCATCCCAACCGTTGTAGACTGAGATGACTAGCGCTGCTCCAAAAGCCAGCAATAATGTTGTGCCATTAATTACAATGCTCTTTGTATCCGGATCTTGGAACTTGTTGAATACTGGCTTAAGCAACTGGGTTAAGATACCTGCAATAACAGCAATCCCAACACTCTGTAATAATAAAGCTGCCACTTGTTCACTTGTCATCACGAATCTCCTTCCTTTGTCCTTTCCGAAATCTTAAATTCCTCTGTGACTAATTCAACTACTCGATCTGTTAAAAAATTTACATCATATCTTGCTAGAACTCGTCTTGTATAAAGACCAGGTGGTAAATAATGTGGAATCTTTACAGATATGGTGGAAACAGAGCAGCCAGTAGGTAAATTATCAACAAAAACAGGAGCACCATCAAAGAGTTGTCTTGTATCAAGGTTTATAAATGTTGGAAACAAGGTGGCTCCAGATGTGGTGTTTCTACAAATATCTGCGGTAATACTCATTGTTTCACCAGCATGATAGCTATTCTTATCAAGAATAAGTGGCGAATTAAGTGTTATTGGAGGATTATCCTGAATAACAAGAAAGTAGAAAAACAAAAACATAGAACATAAGGCAAACAGAAGAATTAATGCCGAAACCACATTCAAGAATTTATAGTTATGATCGCTGATCTTCATGGAACTTGCCCTCTTATTACTATTGCCAATAGAGCCGTGAGTACAGCTACTAAAACCAAACCAACCATCCCATAAACAAGTCTCTGAACCGGCTCGAATTGAGACTTGGTTACAAACTGCTCCTTGCTTTCGTGTTTTAGTTCCTTTAAATCACCTTGCATACGTTCGAGGATAATCCGCTGCTTGGTAAGCTCGATGAGAATTTCAACATTGTCTATGTCTTTATCCATACTAATATCCATTTCTCACATACCAATACTCTTAAAAACAAGGATTGCGTGGCAACCTCAAGCCTGCCCTCTCTGGGGCGCACCTGGCGTAGTATGTCAACTTGCTGTATGTCAATCTGCCCACTCGGATCTCTTAACCTGCGTATTTGATTGTACCAACAGAAGGAAGATCTCCTTGATGTGAAATGCGCCACACGTTTGACGACGTGTATTAGCGCGATTAATAAACAGATTAGCGATGCTGCCTAAATTCCCCACGCAATCCTTATCCATTACTCTGGTACCTCATTACTCTGGTACTATATCATCCCAATTGCCAGGCGGTAATAGCTCGGCCGGATAATCTGGCTCTGTTGCTGCCATCTCATCAATATAATCATTATCAACCCGTGCTGGGCCCTTCGTCGTTGTTATACCACAGTCTGAGATAGTGACAGTCCAAATATTTTGTAAGTTGGGAGTTGCTAAATGATAAACATGATACATTTCAATGGGCGGTTCAATGGGTGGTTCAATGGGTGGTTCAATGGGTGGTTCAATGGGTGGTTCATAAGGATAGATAAAATCTACATCAAAAAACGTTGCCTCTGCGGAGCTTCTCAACTCCATTCTTGCCCTATTTGCTCCAGGCGGAACTTCAATTACTTCACTAATTGAAAACTCAGTGAAGATCGTGGAAGTTACATAGTGACCCGATTGGAAATGGTCAACCCACCATGTAATCATTACTTGCCCACTCCCCTCAATTTCGGCAACAATCTTTACCTCTTCGCCGACAGTGAAAACATCGTCAACATCACCTAGCCACCGGCCTCTTTCTCCAGGATCACATATTATTGTGTACCGATCACCCTCTAGTGAAAATTCAGGAGAACCCTCATCGGAATATGGCCTAAATATCATCTGGCATCTCTTGGAGAATCGTCAATGTTCGGAACGCGTTGGGTTGGGGGTGGAGTTGGTTGTTCCGGTCTCTTTACAATATGTCCCATTTTCGATCGCATCAAACTCTCGTTCAGCATGTTGGCAATCATTTCCAACTCAAGCATGTTCGTATCCTTTTGCTGCTTAAATACCGGCACAGGCCCATTTGGCCCAACAATAATATATACTGAAAAAACAAGGTCTTTTTCGTCCATTATTCTCCTATTTCTGGAATTATTAAATCACAATCATTATATAGCCATTTTCCCCAAACATTCACTAAGTCATGTCGATTGGCTGAGTATCCAGAAGTTTCTGAGCCTCGCGATACTCGTAATCCTTCACCCATAATACCATCTGGGCGCGAAGTTTGCGTTTGCCAAACTGCGCTTTGGTTTCTGTGTTGGGTTCTTCGTCAATATCTAACTCTCGATAACCGAAATGCCCTGCAATTCCATCAATGAAACGCTGTAGGTGCTCGTCATTGATTTTGAATGTGACATCAGTGTATGTTGCCAAGTCGTTCCTCCAATTCTTCTATCCGTTGATAAAGCTCCCATAACGCACCACTATGTAGGCGCATCATGCCTGTTGTGTTAATCATTGTGTTGCCATCCGGCATTGTTTGAATCAGTCTTTGTTCTTCTAAATCATCACGGTTGTATCGCACAAAATCATCAAACTTTGTGCGAATCGCAGTTGGAGATAATAAGCTCACGGCCCTAACCATTTCGTTATCACTAGCTAGATGATCGAAGTTTTGATATAGCGTTCCCAATGTATAAAGATCGCCGTCACCCTTTGTTACCTGAATTATTGAAGTGTTGTTTCGGACGACAACCACATTGCTTGTAAGTGGAATGGTTGTGTTATCAACCTTGCCAAGAAGTATAACCGGCGCTCTGTCGGTTGAACTCGGTTGATTTGCGCTGCCAACCAACCATATCCCATGATTTATGTCACTAATTCCTCTAAGGTATGCGCCTCCATCTGATCCTCCAGCTTTATTGACTTGAAAATACGAATTGGCGTTATCCATTCCTTGAGCAAGCGACGTATCAACTCCCGTAGATCGACAATCAAAAATCACACCGCTATTACCAGCTTGATTAAGAACCAATTGCCCATAATCGGCGGCCACAGGCCCACTTGCTCCAACCGACAAGCCACTTCTACAAGTAACATCTTGGCTAAAGACTGCGCTGTCCTCTCTTAAATCCAAGACACCCGTTCCATTTATCTCGAAGTCAATGGCTGAGTATTCTGGCTCCCAAACATTTGCTCCTACTAACTCAATCTTTGCAGATCTTTGTCCAGAAAGTTCACCCGATAGTGCCTCAATAGCAACAAAAGCATTTTCATCATCAACTAAAGTTACTCCAAAGAGATTTAAACCAGATGAATTAATGCTTGCAAAGGCGCTAATCAGTCCTGTTGGTATTTCATGCGTTCCCCAAACAATCGTTGTTCCATCTGACGGGGCTGGCCCGCCATCAATGGGGATATCGTATCCAACGGCTAAAGCAAGCCCCGCGTCATCAAGGGTAGTAAGACCGGCTCTAATTTCTCCATCATCTCCTATTGACATCCTGCCGGAGAAATAGCTACCACCAGATCCGGAATCTAGCGTAATGACCTTTTCGCCATTACCATTTCTGAAATATGTTTCAACACCATCCCACACCATTGCGCCGCCACCGCTTATAGTTGTGCCGCCAAGCCGCATCTTGAAAACATCATCAATGTCATTGAAAACAATGAATCCATCACCACCCTCGTCGAGTCCTAATGGCAATGGGTTTCCTACAGCAATGCTTGGAACGTCTGGATCAAGACGAATTGTTTCGCTATCAACATTTTGGGGAATAATATACCAATGGAGTCTTATCCTAGATCCGTCCCAATCGCCTTCCGACATGATTTCCAGCGGCTTGACGTAAACAGTTATTAAACCACTTGAGGTTTCCTGTGTAGCGATTGTCACCTCTCTGGAATGAGGGGCGTAGTCTGGGCCTGTATTATCTTGAATTTCGGCAACCAGGCGCATCTCAGTGTCAGGATCTACGACTACTGTGACATGCGCTTTTATTTGAATCATTTCAGTGGAAGAGAATGATGAAGTCATATTGGTTAAATCAAAGGTGGCTACTGAGTGATGCTCTTGTCCTTCTGAATACAGCTTGTTGCGAATATAATCAGATCCCCCTCCTGAATCTGGATCGTCATCAATTAATGAATAAGCAACTGTTCCCGTACTTAAAAGCAGATTATCTGTCCAAGGTTTTCCTTGTTCGTCATTTCCTAAATTAACATCATTATTCGGCCGTATCGTTGTTGATCCCGCTCCATAATCAACAGTAACCTCAATCGCGTTTAATCTGATATATCCTGTATTGTCCCGGCCACCATTGTAAAGACTAAATGACATGCCATGTGATTCAAGTTTAAATTCGCTAGAAACAAAGTGCATACCAGCAGGATTGCCGACAAACAATCCCATGATGCCGCGATCACCTGTGATTCCGCCAAGATCGCCAAGACGAATTGGATTCTTTATATTTGTAGGCGTATACGGATTGCTGCTCCAGCGGCCCAATCCGATGTATGGAGATCCCATTTGATCAATTGCATTGAGATTAATCCAACCATCGCCTGACTGGCCAAAATCAACAACGACATTACCTTCTCGAACGACCAGGCCGACTGGAGCCGCTCCTATATCACGAGCGGTAAATGTCCATCGCTGACTTCCATCACCTTGATCTAAGTAATTTGTAACCTGTCCCCAAACCTTAGCTTTGACTAAGCCTCCACCACTACGATCGAGTGGGAGCAATAGACAATAATCATATTGACCAAATATAGGAACGCCCTCAAGACCATTTGCATCTTCGACAAAAATATTTGAACCGACACCTACGGCCGTAATTGTAAAGTCTTTTGTAAGAAACGATCCTGACGGCGTAATGAAGTCCTGCCCCGTCTTTACACGAGCCTGTTCCATTGTAAATGTTGTTACAACAAGCTCTTCAAAATATGCTGACCGCATATCCATATGGCCACCATAGGAGATTCCCCACCCCGCTCCCATAAAGCCAGACACAAACTGATCGCTTTTTAGAAGAGGATAATTCCATCCTTCGCTTCCAATCCGAATTACTTCACCGACTGGTATGAGAATAAGACTATCCTCCGGCTGAACAGACAAATGTCCAGTACCGGTTGTTATATTGCCTACAGACTCGAAGTGCAGCTGATTGTTAATGGCAACGATAAATGAATCGGGGTATAAATAGATATTTTCGGCTGGCTGTAACGTCAATCCCCCCTCCTCGGTTTCGATGGAACCAGCCGCTTCGAATCGCAATTCATTAGCAATCCATACTGTTTCATAACCGGGGCGTAAGAATAGGTCTCCCTCCAGGACTATTTCAAGGTCTCCAGAGTCCACTTCAATACTATGACTGCCACCAACAAACACCAAGGAGCCGTCAATCACTAATTCATGATAGGATGGTCCTGAGCCAATGCCCAAACCACCCAGTTGTACCATTCCACCGGAATCACCGGCGATAATAGTGTTTGGATGCGTTTCGGCATCGCTAGTTGTGTTTACGGATATTTGCTGGCCGCTTAATAATATATGGGAGCCTGCCGTTGCCTCATCATGATGTGCATCTGGATCTGCTACGTGAGCACTAAGATCAACACCATCAAATCTTCCGCCTGCAAAAATATTTACATCCCCAGTGAATGCTCTACTGGCGGAAACTGGCATATATTGCAAATGATCATCGTCTGCTAGCCCTGTTAATGCTCCATGATCTGTAACGCCTGGCGCTGCACCTCCATTACCCCCTGTAATAACAACATTGCCGCCCGATCCTCCCATCCGTTTTAATCTGTCAGCGAGGGCAGTATTCCCACTTAATTCGCCTTTGTACCAGAATTCTCCAAGATCGTAGGTAACATATCTAACGCCATCACTTGCATCTGCGGAACAGGTAAAACTTCTGATCCATAAATCTTTGTTTACATACCAAAGAACCTCTCCCCCGATCTCTCGTTCATATTTAAGATTTAACGATTGTCCGATATGGGCATCCCTAAGAGCAACGGTTTTGGCAGTATAATCGTCATTAAGAACAGTTCTGCTTAACAGGTAATCAGCACAGGCATTGACTAACCGCTGCTGTGCCGCCAATATGGCTTCGGGTGTATCTGTTTGCGCTTTGATATAATCAAATGACTCGCTGTTCTCAACGATTTGATGGAATGACATTCCAGCTTCACCGGAGTCATAAACAAGCATAGATTCATTTGGATAAAGTGTGAAGCCTGTTGGAATAACAAGATCGCCGACATCAACTCCAACAAAAGATAAACCATCACCTCCAGATGCTAATACGCGTGTCACACCGCTTTTGATACTTAAATGTTTATTGCAATCTATGATGGGGGCATAATTAATGTCGTTCTTAAAAAGAGCCAGACCAACATCTTTAACTGACCGCAAATTAAAAGAAGTGGACAAGGCAGCTTCATTAGTTTTGATCCAATAGAGCATACGCTGTGGTAAATCCGTGATGCTTGTTGTCCATTGCCACCCGGCTTGTGTCGCAATATCACTGAGTAGATCAATGCACTTGCGGCCCCCTACTTCATGAAATGATCCAAGAGGTGATTTTGATTGACCTGAACTCCAGCCCGTTTGACTATAAGCTATTGCTTGCTCAATGTCGTTTTGAGAATTACCAAAAAAAATATCGTATGTAGTTGTCGCGCCTGCAGTTGGTTCGCTAGGTTGCCAATCCTCTACATAAATTCTACTCTCTCCACTTGAATATTTTGTAATTGTGGCTACATAACCATCAATCTCAACAACGCCACCATTATAGAAATCTTCAGCTTCTTGATGAGCAGCATCAAGAAAAATATAATCCGTTGTCCACGCGGTTGTTTCCCCGCTGTAAACTTCTGAAATATAGGCAAGGCGTAACACCTTGCGCTGTAATTCTTTTGATATGCCGGCCCCTGTCCAAGTAAGAGTCCCCGATCCATCAGCATTTTCCTGGTAATCTTCATCTTCAATAATGAATATCGCACAAACAGCATCTCCTCCATCAAGAAACAAAGGATGGCGACAGAATGTTAATGCAATATCTCCCTTTTTTACGAGCGGGTGGTTGTCACGGTTCATGATGGTGGATACGGCCGATCCAGAACCGAATCCACCTCCTTCAAACTTGCCCTCAGTAGATAGGAGACTTATTTCATCAACGGTTCTCCCGTAATCGGCAACCGTTTTTCTTGTGGCGAGATTTGAAGGAGTAAATACATGAAGGAATGGACCTGACCAGTTTGTACTCATGAAAACATTTCCACGGGCCTAAATGTGACAGAAAGACCACTAATTATGCTTTTATAGGAATCGTACCATCGGACATCTTGTGTAAAAGTATAACTTTCAAGCTCGCATTCTGCAGTCATAAAGGCAAGAGAACCATGTACTCTAGCTTTAAAAGTTTTTGTTAATCCATAAAGACCAACAGGAGGAATTCCAAAGAACCCATTAAATGCAGTTTGAAAGCCATAATCATCATTGCTGTAACAAACCATAATTAAGACAAACGGCCGTGGAGTAAGTTTGGCGCCATTTCCGTAATTGAAATCAAATAGATCGCCTCCGGCAACTGGGATGATGCCTGATTTTACTGTGGGGACAGGTAATTCAAAAGCCTGGGTATCAAGTCCACTAGGCGAATTACCACCTCGAATATTAACCGCATTAAATGATTCTGGAACTAAATAGGTGGTCATATTAACCCCGCTTTTTCTAGCGCAGAGTATAAACCATCACTGGAGGCTGCCGCAACCTGACTCGGATTATGAACGCCTGTGGCAAACTGATTTATAACTTCAATGTTTATCCCTCCTGCTCCCGATGGCGCTTGCCCGGCTGGGGTTACATTGACATACTCGCCGCTAGAAACGCCGATCAAATAGTCATCATTGCTATAACCAGCTGGAACAACCATTGATCCACCTGTCGCAAACTCGGAATCTCCACGGCTGGTACTATCATCTGAAGATCCTCCTACTTTATAATGAACAAAGATGGTCATATGCCGATCTCTAGCTGCTATATCAGCACTTAAACTAAAATCAGCAACATCAGTCATTGCTTGCCCGGTGATAGCCTGAACTGTTGCTTCCCAAGGGGTAATTGTTATGGCTTCTAGCTGCTCTTCCAATGCCGTAAGTTTTGCCTCATCTGCTTCTGGTATGTTTACAATCGAAGGAGCGTCTTGGTATCCCAGTTCCCATTCCGCCGGCGTATAATATTTGATTGCATCATTTGCTGACATTATGCCATTTGCAACGTTTTGTGCCGCAGCGGCCTGAGCATCAAGGTCTAGATTCTTAAACCCTTCCGATACGGCGAGCTTATCTATTTCAATGTTGATTCTGATAAAATCTTTTTGGAGTTTCCCAGCTTCTTCTGTGATAAGTCCTAAATTGACGGCTAGATCGATAGCAGATTCACTGAATCCAGCATCAACAATCATAGCATCAATAAGAGCCTCTTTGTAATGGGTGTTTATTGCTTCGCTAGCTTCTTCGAGTTGTGCCTTAATCTCTTCTATTTCTTCTGGGTCAGTAGCTAAAGAAAGGGCGATTTGGAGATCGCTGATGTTATCAATATAAGATTTACTTGTACCATATGCCTCAAGCAAGTTTTCGTTTTGATTACTAATTCTATCCGCTATTTGCCCTTCTACCCGCATCCTATTTTCGGCAACGGCTAATGCCTTCTCTTCACTTAAAGCCTCTTCTAATGCTAAAGCTGCTGCTTCCTTGCCGAGTGCGATGAAATTTTTGTCAGCATTAAGCTGCTTTTCTTTTGTTGTAAGAATATCTTTTTCGAGGTCTGATTTTTCTTTTGCGGCATCCAACTCGTCTTGAGCGGCTTGTTTTTCGTTCCTTTTCAACGCTATAGATTTAAGCTTAATCTCCAATCCTTCCAGGGAGAGATCGTTATTCTCTCTAATTAAGCGGGCGGCTTCTCGTTGTAGATCGTTGTATTGCTGTTCAGCATCAACAGCATCCCAATCAACAAGATCCGAAACTACTCCGCGAACCTGGAAAACTCCCTCCCCAAAGTCGGAACCTGATATTGCACTACTTAATTCATCAAACGCAACAATACTGCTCGAAAAGCCAGAAACCAGATCATAAAGGTTTGTTTTAGCCTCAACCAAACCTACCGCTAAATTTTTAGTTAAAGATCCTTCGAGGGCATATGCTGCATCCTTAGCAGAATTCATTTCCTCTGTTGCAAGATACAATGTGCCATCAAATTCAGCGACCTGAGCATCAAGCGTTCCAACTGCAACATTCGCTCCCTTATACGCTTCGGCAAGCTCAGCCGTGTGCCGGCCTGTTAATTCGAGAATGCCACGGCCAGCAAGCATATCACGATAAAATTTACTGTTTCCTTGGGCCAGCTCGCTTACTGACTGCCCTGTATCTTCGGCGTGTTCCTCAATGAGTATGAGTCCTTCTACGAGTGTGCCTCCGGCGGAAGTAAATTCTCTGAAACCCATACCTGCGGCATCAACAAAGGCATTACTAAGTTGTGTTCCTCTGACCGCAATCTGCGTGAGCATATTGCCTAAGAGATCTCCAATCTCTCTGAAATCATCACCCTGGCGATTCATGACGATCATCGCGGCGGTTACCTCTTCAAGGCTTACGCCTGCTTCGGCAGCGGGAGAGATAATCTTTGCCATGCCGCTGATCAGATCTTGTGTTTCAAGATTGGAGTTTTGAACGAGGTATGCGTACTGATCTAAAACTTCATTAATGTCATATACGCCCGTTCCATAGGCATTGACAGTACTCATGCCTGATACAAGCGTACCTGTCATGTCTGCGTTAGCGACTCGTGCGGCATCTGTTGAAACGGCGACAGCTTTCATAGCCTCGCCGTATTCAAGGCCAAGATTCATGGCCTTTCTAATGGCTGTTTGTGTTTCTAATGTTCCACGGCCCAAACTTCTCGCAGCTCTAACTGTTGACTCGTAAAGCTCATCCTGACTAGCCATAAGCTCAGGAACTTGCGCCTTGGTTCTGGCAACTTCTTCTTCTAGGGAAGAGAAAGTTTCTGTGGATTGTCGCTGGAATTCCTTGGCTGCTTCAGCCCCTCTGCGGAAGGCATCCCCTATGATGCTCATGCCTTTGAAAACTAAACCGGCTACGCCACCGGCGGCTACGGCCGTGATCAATGATTCCTTTAGTTTTCCGACTTCAACCCCAAATAATCTGGTTTCACTTCTAGCTCTTACTTCGGCCTGGGCAAGCCTCTGCGTCTCGGCTTGTTGCGCTCGCAAGGCGATTGCAGTATCACTAACACCGAGTTCTAGTCTCTTCTCATCGGTAGCGAGCTGCTGTGTAGCCTGACCTAATGCTTTGGTGCTAACAAATGCTTTATCTTGCTCCAAATCCATTTGCTTTAATGCTGTTGCATGACGAATCGTAGCGTCAGTAGTCGATTTGATCGCTACATGGTTTTCTTCTTGCTCTAGAACCAGTCGCTTTAATCCTGATTCATACTGTTGGTTTGCATCTGTTATGGATTTTTGAGCAACATATCCTTCTTCCAAGGAAAGAGTTAATTTCTCTTCGGCAACGGCATGTTGTTTTATCGCATCGGCTGATGCTTCTGATTTCTGTGTTCCCTCATGTAGTTCTCGATTTAATTGGCTTTGTGAATCTGCGAAGTCTCTTGTAATTGCAGAAAGTTTTGATGCTTCTTGTACCTGTTCGCTGGTCGCACTTTCCATTCCTGCAAGTTGAACGGCATATTCCTTTGCTTCTTGGGTGGTCTTTTGCATGGTGGCCGCAACACGATCAAGATCGCCGTTAAGAACGCGCATTTCTTCACCGGCAGTATCACCTGAAGCATCAACACGGCGAATGGCCTCTGCTATTTTCTGAGATGCAGACGCAGCTTGCTCTTGTGCGGTTGCGAGTTGTAGAAGCTCGTCTGTCAGCTTATCTACCGCTGCGGCAGCCTGCGTTACCCCTTTTGTTTCGGCATCGACAACGATTTTTGCGCTTACTTCTGGCATATTTAACCTTTACAAAACCTCAGCTACTTTGTCGAGCAGCTTATCTTCTTCCTTTGTAAGTTTTTCGCCTTTATTAGTTTTGTAACCTAAGACAGCCACCTTTTTAGCTGTATCCATTAGATACAATAGGTAGCTGTTTCGCCGCTTTTCTGTTATCCAATCACCTCCAGGGTAGGGGAGTTTAAATACGAATCGTCCTGCCGCCTGGCTCGCCTGTGGATCAAATAGCCAATTAGACATTGAAAGTATTGGATGAATCGGTAAAAGTTCATCGTCACTTGCTGTTGCCCAATTCCAGACGAGCCTCATGAGTTTGGGAGGTTTAGTGCATCGTCAATTAAGGGTTCTAATAATGGCATAACTACGTTTGTCAGCGCAGGGAAAGGCCGGTCACCGTTTCTAAAGTTCTTAATTGTGGTCCCTGGAAAATCTATGGCCCGCACAAGATGCTTTCGAGCATCGACCGTTGTGTGTGATTTTAGAAGGATTTCATCTCCTTCTTTCCATTCTGTGACAATATCGATTGCTTTTTGCGCCTCTTTCATGTAAGTAGCGAGATCTCCATCGGTCATAATGAATGGAATCGTTACTGTTCCTTTCATTCCTGCTGCTTCGATCTCTATTACTTGTTCATTGACAAACTTCTTTTCAGCCATCTATTCCCCTTCTATATTCACGATATACACGATTGGTAGCCTATTTGCGACTATGCTACTGCGGCTGGTGTGATTTCCTCGGTGACAACGATCACAGCGGCTACGGCTTCTTCCTCGGTATCTGCATCCATATCTGAATGAGGAGGGCATGATACGACGTGGATGCTGCCGCCGAAGGTATAGCCGGTCATTCCGGCTGTTACTCCAGCTGGTATAACTACCATTGAAGCAAGCTCGGTGTTATTTTCATATGCTTCCCAAAGCTCGACCATTAAACCGCCAGCGCCGGCCGTTTCATCAAGGGACCGATCGTCGAGAATGCTCATGGCAACCTCGAAATTCCCAGCCTTCGCTCTAGTCTGGGTTTCTGTTTTACTTCCACCCAAACTGTTCACGATTCTTTCGCTTTTACGGGGAACGTTGTAGGAAAGCGTTTTAACACTTCCGTTCTGCTCTGTTCCGCCGATGTTGACGGACCCGCGATCAGGTATGTAAAGTTGCGTTGTTATTGGCATATTTCTTATCCTTATTTGTTAAAGATTGAAAAACCTTCTTTTATGCAATCGCGGCAGGGGTAATATCCTCAGTAACGACGATAACTGGGACAACGGCTTCTTCTTCGGTATCTGCATCCAAATCTGCATGAGGAGGACAAGACACCACATGGATGCTGCCGCCGAAGGTATAACCGGTCATGCCGGTCGTGCTTCCAGCAGGAACAACGACCATGTTTGTTAGCTCGGTGTTGTTTTCGTAAGCATCCCAAAGCATTTTCAAGACTCCGGTTCCCGCTGCGCTTTCCAGAAGGGATCGATCGTCAAGAACGCTAAGAGCTACCTCGAAATTGCCTGCCTTTGCTCTGGATTGGGTTTCTGTCTTGTTTCCACCCAGGCTGTTTACGATCCTTTCGCTTTTGCGCGGGACGTTGTAGGAAAGGGTCTTTACGCTTCCGTTGTGTTCACTACTGTTGATTGTAACTGATCCGCGATCAGGTATGTAAAGTTGATTTGTTATTGCCATGCTATTCTCCTGTCTCTACTTTATCTTCGGCAATTATTCGCCGCATGAGTAGACGATTTATATCTTTTTCTCCTAAATGTTCAAAAGGCCGGCGTGGAGAGCTATCGGCGTATGGATCTTCTTCCGGCTTGATTAATTCAAACTCTTCCGGGATCATCGCTTTGTACAACACGGCCTTGAGGATTACGTACTGGGTTTGTGCCTCTTCGTTTTCGCTTTCTTCTTTTGGACTGACGCTTTTCCTTTTTGTCATGTAATAATCCTTACTATTGTGCGACCTGGATGTGAGTTGTTGACACCTCCCGGCGCTAACGGCCGTAAACTGAAATTAGGAAAGACGATCTTTCGCCACATTGTATTGCTGTAATTCTCCGTGCCTAAAACGCGATAGATTGCATTTTCAATATCGTCGCATAGATCTTCTTTTTCTTCAAGCTGACCTTGATCGAATTTAACGAGCCAGTAAAGTATATACTGATAGACTGGCCTGCCAGACGACTTTCCGATCACTGGATATTGAGAAGGGGAGGAGCCACCGGAATAGACGCATAGCTCGTTGTTATACTTTCCTGGAAGCTGCGAAGAGTTATAGACATGAACTTGAAATGTTCCGCCAATTTCGGCATCTAAACTTAATAACCTGGCTATCTCTTTTCGGATCTCTTTGATAAGCATTAGCTGTTCCACAAATCAACTATGTAGGCATTAAACATTTCGTTGCTGACTCTCTTTACTAGCGGTTCTATTGCCTGTGTGGCAAGTGCAAACCATTGAAATCTTTCAGCATGGTATTCAGCGCCATATATGATGGGGTAGCCACCCCATTTGATATTTTGCGGCGCACTAGCATTAATGTCTACGATCACGGATGCGGTAACGCTGTTTGCTGAGGAAAAAAGCTCTTCTTGACCTAACTGGTGTTCTTTCCGTAACAGCCCAGTATCAACCGGAGAAAAAGACTTTGCTAAGGTTAGATATGCTTCTCCTAGCACTAACGCGATCTGCATGGCGATGTTTTCCCGGCCCGGCTTGGTTATATCGTTGAGCGACCTTAATTTGTCGGCCTGCTCATCAACTTGCGCGGCGAATACATCTAGGGGAGGTTTCGCGTACCAACTAAGCATTGCCGTCTCCTTGTAATACGATTTCAAGAAACTTAGGAGATGTTAAAGGCCATTTGTTGACGCTGTGAATCCTGAAATCCTCGCCTGTATTGAATACAAGACGCATGTTTTCGCTGATCCTTTTTTTAGATACTTTGGTTACTATTTGAGCCGGGATAAAATCGTAGGCTGTTTCCGCGCGGGATTGCCGAAAAATGTATGGAAAGACGTTGGAACAGCGCAAACTTGCGGTTACTTCAACCTGATCTCCGGTTTCTTGATCGACCTGCATGATTGAGCAGTATGTGACCATTAGATGTTCGTACACTAATTAATACCCGGAATTGATGGATACATGCCGACACCAACATACGATGATGCCGATCTTGTTTTTGATCCTTCGCCTAGTTCTGGAGATCCGTATCCCCATTCTGCTCGATATTTCGCAGCTTTTCTGGCAAGTAGGACTGAGGCATTGTTGACTTCGCTTGCCGGCCCTAATTCGGATTCTAATGGCTGAGATGCCCACGATGTTGAAGCGATCTCAAGTAGTTTCGCGCTGACACGTCCTATGTCCCGCTGCGATGGCTCGGTCACTTCGGTAACGCTTTCTGCATTTGCAGCGTAGGCTATTTCGATGGCTGTAAACTGCCTGCGACCGGGAAGGATTCCTGCTTCGTAGTCGGTGTCGCCAATTTCGGTACGAACGGCTGTTGTTAGTTCCATTACTCACCGCCTCTTGATGGATCAGGAGCATCCCCGTATATGTTGAGTCCCCGATTCACGCGCAGCCAATGCGCTATGTCATCTGCTGACTTTTTCCCGATACCATCTAAAGCCTTCAGGCTGATGAATGTCTTGGGGATTTCGGAGATTGTTTCAATGCCGTTTTTCTTTAGAAGGCGAATGTGCGGGATTCCGCTTCCTTTTAGTTTGTCTGATGGAAGGGGAACCTCTTCCGGCTCTTCTTCAAGATCGACTGATGGGAATGGTAGGGGGACATCACCGATTTCGGCGTGGTAAGCTTGGTATTGTTCAAAGGTCGCCTGTCGGCCATACCAATCTACGTATTTACGGCCGTTTTTAAGAACGGGTAGCAATGTCATTGTTCACACCTTTTTGTGTAAGAGCCAGAGGTCTGTGATAAACCGACCTCTGCACTCTTACTTTAACTGCGGAGCCAGGCTCCTTTTAAGGTTGTCTATGTCAGATCGCTTGACGCGATTGCGATTTTCTCAGGTACTTCGATGACTGGAAGCCCGTTTGTCACGGCTCGGCCGTGAAGCTGCATAGGCATAGCTTCAGGTGTAAACAACTGCGCCCATCGACCTGGCGCTCCGCCACCTTCGACGGTTGGCCCGATGTGGGTATAGCCAAGTGCCATTGACTTGTATGGATCGTCAACAGACCCTTCTCCCACGCGATAGCCGGTTCGCCCGGCGTTTGCAACGGCGAGGATCTTTCCTTCCGGCATGAATGGTAATAGCTGGGTCGCATCCGGCCCGGCAGGATTCATAACTTCTGCTTCAAGTCCGTATGCTTTGATCTTGATCGTGCGGCGCATGTCACTGTCACGCCGTTCGGTTGTTCCGATCAGCCGCGTGAAGGTGTATTCCTGCGTTCCGTTTGCCATGTCGGTGAAGTTGATCAACTCGATGTTGTTCACTGCATTGTCGATGACTTTGGTCAGGGTGTTGGGATGGACAATGAAAGCATTAACGTTGTAATGCAGTACACGCTGCAATTCAGCAATGTCGGCCCAGAATCCTGATGCGGTGCTGTCCCAGGCTGCGGTTCCTGTTCTGGTTGTCAGGATGTTCGCTGCCGGGATTCCATAATCAACGGCGATTGCCATGTCGTTGAAGGTCCAGGCGATTGCTCCGCTGGTTAGTGCCTGCGCTCGTAGCCACTCAAAGGCATCAACATGCGCCTGCACGATTACTTTATCTAGGAAGTTTAACGCTTCGTTTTGGATGAAGTCGATTGAATCGCTTAATCCTAGATTACGCAAGATGCCTTGCATACGACGAATCGCACGCTCAGGCAATATCACGTAGTTTGCGAGCTTGGCAACTTCTTCCATGAAGGTGCTGACCTCGGTTATCCCGGTCGGGGGATAAGGAGAGTCAGTCCCGGCAAGGCCGGCCATCGCTGAACGAACGGTCATTGATCCGTTTTCTACGTTATAGGATGGCTCGTTCATTTCGGGTAAATACTGGTTAAAGAGATACCAGGCTGGCGGCCGTACTTCATTCGCAAACACGAAGGAAGCGTCGGCTCCAAGTTCTTTCAATGCTTCAGCAAAGTTTAGATTCATTTTTTATTTCCTTTATCCTTACTTTGCCTAAACTACCCGATCGTCAGAATAGGTGAGCCATATGACTGCGGCGCCTATTTCTGATTTGATCGTTGCCCATGCGCCATCGCCGAAGTCGGGGGTTAGGTTCTCGAAGAGAACGCCGCCGATGATCAGGCCATGTCCGGGCAAACCGGATTTATCATTTTTGTCTGCGCTCGCCACCAAAACGCCATATGCAACTTCGGTTCCCGGCCGTGTTAGCCTGGGGCACATTTTGCCACTGGCTACTATAAGGGACATGGGTGTCCCGGCTGGAATCAAGGTTTCATCGTCGGTGTTATCCCAATCTATGTCTCGGCCCATGTCAAATAAGAGTGAATTAGGCTGCGCCACAAATGGGAGAGCATCATCATGTGTTACTACTCGTGCCATTTATCTTACCTCTCGCGTCTATAAAATGACGCTTAGTTAATCTGAGCTGGTGACAGGCTCGCTTCGCTTTTTTACCTGATCCAACTTCGCCTGGAGCAATGGGTTCCTACCGTTTCCGGCATCGCCGGAGGTGCTGCCTTGCTGCTGTATCCAAGTCTGCCCTGTTTCAACTTCTCCTGCCGCTTTCAGCGCAGGAAGAAAATCATTCCAGTTTTTCTCGGCGTAAACGTTAAGGCCGGTTTTGTCATTGCCTTCGACTACGTTGACGACTCGCATCGCTTTGCCGTCATCATCTGAGGCTTCGCCTATTTCTAGTGTTGCTCCGTCTGGTAGGAGCTTTGACAATACCTTGGGATTAACACCGGCGACTGCGGCCGCGTCGCTAACCATTTGGTACTTTTCTAGCTGTATGAGTTTGCTTCCCCTGTCTCCGATCTCTTTGACTGTGCCCATCCCCTTATACTCTTTCCACGTTGCTCCATCTTCGGCGGTTAGGATAACGCTTCCTTCTTTTGGGATTAATGCTTCGGCTTTTTGTGCTCGCTGCCGTAAATAGTAAGACCGCTCATGTAGTTTCTCGGCATAGCGTAAGGCATCCCCTTGGTTTCTGGCTAACTGGCTTTTGAAGTCGGCGGCACGAGCAGCGTCGTCGTTGGCTGTCGTTTGTGTCGTTCCACCTGTCGTTCCTGTCGTTCCACCGTTTCCTTCGCCATTTCCTTCTGGATAACGATGCAATCCGTTCATTAATAACATTTATAACCCCTTCTGTTCTTTCTTCGTTCTTACTGTTTAATATAATCTATGATCTGTCTAAAATCAAGTGATACTATTTTTAGGGTGTTGTATTTGAGGCTGTTGGCTTTTCAACTTTGTTTTTCTCTGTCCTTAACTGTGTTCCTTCTCCTGTTCCTCCGGCCGCATCAACCAGCCCCGGCTTGACTACCGCTTCAACGCTCAACTCTGCGTTTTCGAGTGCTTGAATGATTTTGAGGATCTCGGCCGTGGGCTGGCTGTAGCCTGCTTCTGCAAGGGCTGTTTCATGACTGATAAACCGATCTGTTCTTAGTTGACTGAGTAATAGTTTCTGCTCGGTTGTAACTACGCCTGTGTCAATTCGCACTTCTACTAATGCTCGATAAGGAGTTGGTTCTCCTCCTCCTAGGATGAACTGACCCATCAATAAGGCTGTTTCGATCACCCATCGCACCATGAGCCGCGTCTCATTTGCCATGTCTGTGGCGCTGGCTTCAAAGTCTCCTTTTGCTAGTTGTAGTTTTTCGCCGCTGGCCTGGGCCAAGCCTGTCAGCAATGTATACTCTTGAAAGGCGCTGGCGATCATGCTGTTCCTTAGTTCTTTTCTCGCTTCTGTGAACAGATTGGGACTGACTGGCTGTGTGCGGGTAAATCCTCCGCTCATGGCTGCTTTTTCTACTTCGTTGTCATCTATAACCATGGCCGGTTGTAGAAAATGACTTCTTCCCGCTCCTCGCACCATTGGATCTGGGATGAAGGCTTCTTTGCCATCTTCGCTTTCTTCCCAGTGGCCCGGCGGTAATAATCCGAAGAAGAAATCTTCTGGCCAGGCGGCTCCCATGATTGCGGCTTGAAATGCGGTATAAACATGGTTTAAGAATCGCTGCTGGCTGCGCTGGCTGCTGGTCATTAGTAACGGCCGCTCCAGCTGATACATGGTCAAGTTGCCTAATAATGGCAGTTCAACTGTTCCGGTGCTTACTTCTTCGCTGTCTATCAGGCTTTCCAGGACGGTTAATCCTTGCTCGTTGATGAATACTAACTCGGCTCGATCGAATTCTTTGCCTGCTTTTTCTTCGCTCCAGGAGATGAAGCCTGTCTTTTCGTATTCTGAATCGGCATCTTCAAAGACGACAGCCGTGCCTGGATCGGGCGCTTCTAATTCAATGAGACTTAATGCCATGCCCAAATTCTCGGCTTTGATTGTCCCGCCTTGCTCTAGTCTCTGCTCAGGTATGAAAAACCGCAATACGCCCCGACCTTCTTGTCCTTCATCTCCGGCCCACCCGCTGTTTTCTATGGCGTCGGCTACGGTGGATACGACTTGCTTTTCTTCTAGCCAGTTCTCTACAAATTGTTTTAGTTCTAATGCCTCTGCTTCTGCAAGAGGCTTGTTGTCTAAATCGTGGATTTCCCATGTCCACGCTTTCCCCGTTAAGGCCCAGCGCTCTCTCTTTCGGATCTCGTTTAATACGTCTTCACTGACGAAGATCCTTTGCATCTCGGCTGCCCACTGTCCGTACTGTGGGTGATCCGCTGGCAGGCGCGGTCCTGTGTATCCAAAGCCTGCTTGCCAATGATCGCCGATACTGTACAACCTGTTGCTCTCGTTTATGCTGGGTATTTTCTTTTCGAGATCTTCTACTTCTAGTTCCGGCCGTGCCATGCTGATTCTCCTATTGAGCGCCGTATCTTCGGCGTATTCTTATATGGTCAAACTATGTAATCTTCTGCGCCGCTGTCTCTTCCTCTTGCTTGTCCATGTTAATGCTGCGGCAGCCAATACGGCGACCATGGCGGCATCGTCATGATCTCCTTCCGGCGCGGCTTGTGTGCTTGCGTCTATGTTGGCGATCTGCGCTAATATGATGGGACTCTTGATTCCTAGCTCTCCGATTTCCATCAACTCGGCTAGTTTATCCATGGCTAATGTTTTTGTTCTTTGGGTGGTGAGCCAGCCTGTTTTGTTGTCAAAGGGATTCTTGTATAACCACTTATAATCGTAGAGATCTCGCAAGGCGAGCTGCACAGCATGACCATGATTGTTCCTCTCTACACAAACGGTGGCCTGGTTGAACGCCTGCGCTAATCTGTAAATGTATCCGGCGAAGGTGCTTGGCTCCCACGCTCCTTCGGCATAGGCTACTTCCTCGAAGAGTAATGCGTCCCATATGGCGACTGCAGATGGATCGTTTACGGTGTCTCCCTCAGCCGGGTCAGCGGTGATGAGGTACGGCCGTCCTAATAGGATCTGCTCGTAATAGACGATCCCCGGTATTCTTGGCAAACCAGCCCGACCTAATCTGCTTAATGGATCTGCTTCTCTTGTCGCGGCTTTGATCCAACTAGGCAAAAAACGCTTGTTGGCGCTCAGCCCGGCTAATGCCTGCGCTGGTATTTCTGGATATTCCTGCCACAGATCGTCTTGCTCTTTGGTTTTTACTTTATGCTCGTACCACGCTTGATCTCTGCTTGGCCTGGCGTACCATGGCAGGAAGAGGGGGATGTAGTCGCTCTCTCCTTTTACGCTGCGTCTGTATAATGCTGCAAAATTGTTGTTTGGAACTTCTTTGTCATTCGTGGAAATTATTGCTAACTTCCCGCCTGCATCTGCGGTTTCTTCGGCCGCGTTTAGCAACTGTTTGAGGAAGGGAATAAAGGCTCCTTCATCAATCAATACGAAGCTGGCGGTGAAACTGCGGCCGCTGTGCTTTGTGGTCATGAAGCTCTTGGCCCGACTACCGTTCTTTAGGATCAACTGCTGCTCTAATACTTTGTCTGACTCTGGCCGTATCCAGTCTGGCAGTCTTTCCCACATGCCTGCTATTCTTCTGGCAAGTTCTCGTGAATCTTCTCCGTTCTTGGAAAATAATAGGATCATTGATCCTGGCTTGAATACCATTAACCACAGGCTGTATCCGATTAGCAGCCATGTAATTCCTAGCTGCCTTGCTTTTAGGATGACAACTTTGTTGTTTTTGTGTACAACTTTGATTGCTTCTCGCTGTGCCGACCATAGTTTAAAATCGTACCAAGCTGTTCCCGGCCGGTTTGGATCTTCTATCTGACAATAGTTGTCAATGAAGTATCCTGGGGACATGCCGCATTTGGCGATTTCTAGTGCGTGATGATCTTTTTCTGGGGCGATGATTGGGACGATAGAGTCTTTGGCCGGCGAGGTTTCATGCTCGCCAGCCATCGTTGTCTCTTCGCGCAACGTTATTTCCTGATCTCTGGGGGGTGTCTCTGTGTCGATCTCTTTTGTATCTTCGCCTTGCATGACAAAACGAGTATACCATATTTGAGGTTTTGACTAGATTTCTATTCTTCTAAACTCTCTAACCACCTCGCTGCATTAACTATGCGCTGCACGATCTCCGGCCGCTGTGTCCTCGACCACGCGATCATCTTCACGTCTCGCTCTGTCGCCCCGGCCGCTATTGCTGCTTCCAACGCTGCCGCGATGGGAGGATGCTGCATTAATAACCAGTTCCAACTCTCTTGATCTAATGTGACTCCGAAATAGTCTAATGCTTGCTCTTTCTGTTGTGCCATTGAATTCTCCTTATTTGTGATAATCGCCAAACTGCTTGATAAACCTGTCACATAATTGTCTTACTGTTTCTTTTGATCCTGGAAACCACGTATGGTTATATCTATGCCACGAAACTATACAATTGGCTGCATCTACATCTTGTTCTTCATCTTCTGTTTCATGCTCGGCTAAGATGAAAATCGTTGGCTTTGTTATTTGCAGGTCATCTGTCAATCTTTGAAATGCCATTGCTTGACCACGGCTCATACTCTTGCCTTTGCTTTTTAGTTCAATGAATATGTAGCAGCTATCTCTATATTCTATTAATCCGTCGATATCTGTTGGAGATATACCATAATCGAATACTAATCCAGAAAAATCGTTTAATTGCCTGGCTCGCGATCTCCATACTATTTTACCTAGCATATAATATTGTCCCGTATTGCTTAAATTCAGCCGCAAATATGTCCACTTTTGTGCTTGGCCCTATGTATATTATTGCTTGGGCTTGTAATGGTGTTTTGCCTTTGTTTCCTTCTTTGTCTATGAACCTGATCCTGCTCCTGGGAAAACATATGACTCCGCATTGTTCTGCTAATTGCCTGAACCACTTTGTTTCTGTCGCATTGTTCACCAGGATGATGGCTTCTTCTACTGTTCCGCTTGTTATGCTTTCTGCTAGTTTCTGACAGAATTGCGCGATTAATGGCTGTGAATAAGGTGGGTTCATCCATATTCTCCCGCCCCACTCCCATAGCAGTCCGTCATCTTCTTCTGTGAAGTAGGCAATTGCTTGTACTATTTCGTTTGCTGTTTCTGAGGAGGCAGGATCTAGGTCGATCTCTCCCATTACTTTTCTTGCGGATTCTATATATGTTTTTGGGGTATACCATTCGTTTTCGCCACTGGCTTGACCTACGTGCGCCCCATTGATTGCTCGCAATACGCCAGCCTGAGACAGCTCCTTTCCGCTGTCTTTCATGTCGTTTATTATCTTGTCAAATTTTTCTTCGGGAATGCTTGCCATTTTCTGCCATCGGGACGACGACATCTTGCTGATGTTGTTATCTTCAAGCGCCTGGGCGTATTCGGAGATAGGTAACACGCTGTTACTTATCTTTTTCCCTGGCGGCTTCCCCCTCTCGTATTCCTCTAAAAATGTGCCTCCTTTTCTCTCGGCCCGTATCTGTACCTCTTTCGCTTCTTGGGCAACTTCTCCCATGTTTCTTGCTGTTGCTAATGCGTTTGCTGCCATTGCGGCATCCTTTATGTCTAATACGTCGACCATTTCACCGGCTTCTCTTAGAGCTAGTTTCATTCTGCTTATTGGTATTAGTTCTGTTGGCATTTTGCCCCTTATAATAAAAAACGCCTTCTCTTGGCTGAGAAGGCGTTTGTGTTACAATTTCGTTAGTGACCGTGTCTCAGCGGTTGCTCGTTCCCCGGCTGTTTGTGCAGTGCGGGGTTTTTTGATCAACGAGAGTATATCACTACGTCTCTTTCTTGGCTAACTGCAACAACACTTGCCCCCGCTGCACATCGTTTATATGCACCACCTCCTCCCATTCCTCTTTGTAGTCTTTTACCCAATATGCGATGAGGTCGTTGAGCGATACTAATACAATTTTGACTTCAATCCTGATCTCAGGATCGCTTCCTGTTATTTCCGCTTCGCCTCGCTCTCCTATCTCGTATGTTGGTTTTGACTCACTCATCTGCTAGATACTCGCCCTTCTCTTCACATTCAATGAATAGCCACTCCTCTTTTGTGTTTAATCTTTCTAACCTGCTGACTTTTTCGCGGAGTTTTTCGATCTCTTCTTTTAGTTCTTGCTCTTTCGAGGAGGACACTCGCTTTGCTTTTTCCAATTCCTTTTCTAACCACTTTATGTAGTTGACGGTTTTTGCGAAGCCTGATTCTTCGTTGCTCATTTATACCTCTCTCTTAACTGTCATAATATCGCCCATGCTCCACGTACATTAAGCCGGCCTCTACCATACGCTCACATAGGTTATGGTGATCTTCTCTTAATGCTTTTAGCTCGTCTAGTATTTCTTGCTCTTTTGGGGAGAGTAAGGCCCGGCACAGGAGTAGCTTCTTGTTTATGGCTGCGTTTTCTGCGCTGAGGTTCTCGACTCGCTCTTCTAACCATTTTATGTGGGGTGGGAAATCATGGAATGTTGGTTCTTGCTCACTCATTACTCTTTCCTCGCGGTAGACTCGGCGCTCGCTATGATCGCCTGCATCTCTGCTTTCTCTGTCACGCTGTCGTCAGCAATACGGTTTAGCTTCTCGGCGCCATCTTCTACGGCCGCACGGTTGCTGCTTTTTGCTATTACCCGTATGCCGGTCTTGAAATCGAATAAGGTCCACTTGTTGCCCCATTCCCGAACTGCCCTAAACCTGGGCTTGTCGTTGTGGATCGCTCCGTACTTGTCGTTCATAGTTTCTCCTGGATGATCTTCGCGGCGCTGATTAGTCCAGCTATCCGACCTTCGTTGAAAATTCCGGTTACTCTATCCCCTTCCCGCCTGGCGCTTTTGGCTTTGTTTTTGCTGTCATTGATCTCTTTGCTGATCTTCCAAAGTTGGTTCTCGCTGGTTTCTTTTGCGCTGCTCATAGTAGCCCTCTCTCCTTCATTGATAAAAGATGCCACGGTATGTCTATGCTCCCGCCAAGTTTTAGGAATGCCGTGGCAAATGTCTCTGTGTTATCACCAAAGTATGTGACCATGCTCGCTTTGCTTACGCCTTTGGCTACTTTTCCCGATTCTCCGTCTATATAATTTATCCGCACGTCAGGCTTCCACCTGGGATACTCTTTTAATATGTTGCCCCATCCTGTGCTTTCGCTGGCGAAGGTTAGCATTAATCCTTCGACGATCTCGCCTGTTCTCCAGGCATACTCCATTCTGCTTACCCATTCTAATATGCCCGGCCGGAACTGTAGGATGTGGTAATCTCTTTTCTGACACCTTTTCTTGTAACAGCTAAAGTTCCCGTCTTTGTTCACGTTGCAGGCGCTCTCTCCCTGCCCGAAGGGTGGGTTGAGCCACACACGCCCTTCCCAATCTTTTGTCAGTCCGTCTTGCCCTCTATACCTGCGATAGAATCTTGCGTCGCCTGACCATCTTGGATTGATTGGTACTTCTTCGTAGCCAGGTTCGAGATAGCTTCTTCTCGCTTCGATTCGCAGGTTCGCTTTTTCGCTGGTGGCCGGGTCGAGATCGATTTCTCCTCCGAATACTTCTTTTGCTGCTTCTATGATGTCCATTGGCGTCCACCACTCGACGTTCCCGCTGCTTTGGTTGATTAGTTCGTGATTTTCCATGCTCATCTCCTTACCAGAACCAAGCTGGCTTTACTTCTCCACACTTGCTGCACATCCATCCTACAAGTTTTACTTCTCCTAGTCCGTTGGTTAGGAATTTCCCTTCGCTAATAAATCGCCCGCACTTAGGACAACGCCTGAATACGTACCCCAGGCCATTTCCTCCGCAGTCAAAACAGACTAATGCCTCTCTCTTCCCCCATTCGTAATCAACTGGCATCGCTACCTCTTCGGCGTGAGCCAATCTGCATAGACCCAACCATCTGCTATGCCCTTCTCGTGACATTCGGTTTTTTGTACTACTCCGGTAATGTTCCCGTAATCGTCTTTGAGAATGGATAGATCGCAGATGTATCGCCGCTGCTCTCCTAGTGGATCGCTGCTGGCCCGAACATACACGCGCATGGGATGATACTCTTGCCCGCAGTAGTAACATTTGTCGATTTCTGCTGCCGCTTTTTTCATGCTGTTTCCCCTTTATTTGCTCCACTCCTGCTCAGGAATGTCCTTAGATTATACCATAGAATACGTACTGGGCAATAGATTGCGCTTATTGCTCAGCGGCTCCCGGTAGCTTTTCGTCGTCGCTCGCTTCTGCCTGATCTAAGATAACAACTGGTCGGCCGTTCTCCGTACCTGGCGCTGCTCCCAATTCGTCCCAACTGCTGAGCTGACTGGTTGCTTTTTCCATTAGCTGCGCGACTTGCCCTTCGCTTAATTCCGCTTTTATGTTGATGTTGGTATTTACAGAGCCTTTTGCTGCGGTGGATCGGTCTGCGGCTTGCATGATGTCTCGCGCCGCTTGCAGCTGCACCCACGGGTTTGGATGCTCTAATAATGTGGTCCTGACTTCTGCGGCCCGACCTGCACTGGTCCGGGTGATTCGCGTCGCCTTCCTGATCTCGCTTAATTCGTGATCCAGAACCTCGCTCTCCATTAGGCTGTAGATCTCGTCGTAGATGCTGCGGATCTTGGGTTTCATCATCCACTGTTCCCAGGCTACCCGGCTTGAGGTAATGGCTAGGTCAAAGACTTGCTTCCTTGGCTTGCTTAGGTAATCTGCGGTAACAACGAGTAGGATGGTCCTTTTCATGACGAGCATTTGTAGGTTTTTGACTTTCCAGGTGTCTATCCTGTCTAATATTGGCTTGGTCTTTGCTAACCACCTGATGTGATGCTCGGTTATCCCTTCTTCTATGGCGGTTTTTTGTACCCACTTGGTCATTTCGCTGAAATCTTCGTGCTTGGGCTTGCCTAGACTCCTGGCAAACCATTCCATTGGCCCCTCATCTTTCCCCTTGGCTTCCGGTAGCTCTACTTCTGCGAATTCTGCGGCCGGCCCTTGCTGTATCTTGTGACTCTTTTCGTGCCACCACTTCTTTTCTCGCTCTTTCGCTGCTTTTTCTGCTTCTATGTCAGGGGGATCTGTCCTTCTGTTTCGCCTGGTGTTGCTGCTGCTGCTTTCTGCGCTCATTGGTTGCCTCCTTCGGCGGCCGTTTGCTTACTCTGTTTTATATTACCACGTTTTTACGGGCTTTCCGTACTGTTACGCGCCGTGTCTTCGGAGTTTTAATGCTAGGGGAGGGGGATCTGGTATAATATTGGGGTGTTTATTGTGCGGTTCGCGCTGCGACTACAGCCAACCGCTCTACACCTTCAAAGGAGGTGCAGCTTGGATCAAGACTCTATCATCAATCCAAAACATTTCCACGGTAAACCTTGCAAGAAATGTGGGGCTACGCTTCGGTATAAGCGCAATCGTAGGTGTGTCGAATGTAAGAAGAAAGAAAACCATTGTTGGTCAGAAGGTAATAGAGAAAGAACGCGAAGTAATAGTCGTCGTTATTATTATGCAAATTTAGAGGAGCGCCTTAAAAAAAATCGCGCTTATCGAAAAGCTAATCCTGGAAAGGACCGTGAACAAAGGCGTAGATATCGTCAGGAAAATCGAGAAAGGATTCGGAAAATAAATCGTCGTTATTATTATGCAAATCCAGAGAAGGTTCGAGCAGGGGTCCGCCGATGGGGGCTGGCAAATCCAAATAGATTGCGTTTTTATAGCCAGCGGCGCCGTGCTCTAAAGTATACCGCAACGGTTGAAAACGTCATTGATACAAAAGTCTTTGCGCGTAACAAATGGACCTGCGGGATCTGTGATAAGCCTGTAGATCCAGACCTCAGGCATCCAGATCCGATGAGCGCAAGCCTTGATCACATCATCCCGCTGTCAAGGGGTGGGGATCACTCTTATGCGAATACTCAATGTACACACCTGGTTTGTAACTTGAGGAAGCATAATAAATATGATGGTCCGAATCCTGATGGTTCTTCTCGTTGGTTTCAGTTAACACTTTTTTGATTTACGACCGTTTGATCAGTTTTGCTAGGGGAGGGGGATTGAAAATATATTTTAGACTTTCTTCGCCTTTCTTCCTTATTCCAAGTCTCTTTTACTAACTGTCGGTGTGCCTGTCGGGTTCCTTTATAGGGTTGCTCCGGTGTCGTAACCTCTTTTGGTTGAGGAGGGATTTTCTAGGGAGTCCCTCAGCGTAAGCTTTCGATGACCTCTCCTAAGCCGGCGCACCGGCTACGACCGGCACTCCGGCCGGTCGTCACGTATCTGTATCTGTATCTTAGTCTCTGTATCTATACTAGATACAGAGACGCATCAGCTTCCATGCTATCACATGCTCGCAGATGCCCACACCACACGGCCGTCACGTATGTATAGTCCGTGTGGTGTGTGTGTGTGTGTGGGGAAACCTCGTCGTTTTGTGTTACCTAAAGGTAACAGTCACTCCTCGGTTTCCCCACTGGGGGGGTGTGTGTATGTAGTGTGTAGGCATGTGACCATACCTACGGCCGTAAAGAAAGACCGGCTCCACGGTCCCCCATAATTTTGGGAGAGCATGAAGCCGGTGCTTGCATGAGCGTGCACGTGTGGGGTGGGGGATGTATCCGTATGTATAGTGACGGCATGTGTGCCTCGGCTTGCCTCCGACGGGCGGTTCCGATCGGCATCGGGTTCGCCTTCGCCCCGGCCGTGAAGGGATGCCCCTGCATGATAAAGCATGTGGTGTACACGTGTGTGCATGGTGGTGCATGTGTCAGATACCCAGGGGTGACGGGGGTACACAGGTGTGCCGGGGGCATATACATATATATGCACAATGCAGAATCCATTAATACTATATGGCTTCGACTTGCCGTGTGTGCGTAGCACTAGAGGACTATGCGAAAACAAGGGGGGTGTATGATCATTCCTTATTTTGCGGCCCTGCACGAAGAGTCTTTAATAGTGCTTCCTGAGCATCATGCTGTTGCTTCGACTTGTCGGGTGCTTGCTCGACATTAGCACAGAGTACAGATAATTCCCTGAGATATGCTGCCTGTACTACTGGATCGGGATGGGGGGCTGGGATATGGATGATTTTATCCTCCAGAGCAGCCAGGTAGATGTCAGCTTCAAGATCGGATGGAGCAGGGGCTTCATCCTCTTCGTGGCCTACGATGAGGTCAATGATCTTATCGTGCGGCCAGCGACGAAGTAACTGGCGAGCAGCTTTGGAAGCTGGGCCACCTTGTTCTGCAAGCAATTCGTTGCTGTCAAGCAGCATAAAGTCCTCTGCTCCAGCTACTTTGTAAGAAACTTCGATGTCGTAGAAAACATTAACAGACAAGATCTCAACGTCTTTCCGCAGGGGAGCGTTGCTGGGCTTGGCCCTGGGCATGAACTCTTCATCGTGAAAAACTGCGTATTCGTCCATTCCTGCTTCAACTTCTTCTGCAAACGCTGCATCCGATGCCTGCTTGTTCCATGCTTTGTATTCGTCGCTGCCGATGTCCATAGATTTGTACTCTTTACCGTTAATAATCATAATGTACACTCCTCGTGTAACTAAATGTGTGATTGCTCTAAATAAATAGCGACCGGCTCATGCGGGCGGGTGGAGTCCTCGGAAGTCGTCCGTGTGAGCCGGTGCGGGCATGTGATTAACTAGAACAGTTGTCGAGAGAGGATCTTCGCACCGTCGCAGGCGAAGCGAGGGTCCTCCCGTACATTCGGTGGAGGCAGGCTGTCCTCAGTCTGACTCCGCCGAACCTCCTGGTGTTCATGCACCAGGAGGAAGTGCCGGGATGTTTCCTACAGCCCGGTCGCCCTAGAGAAATGCTTGAAGTTCCTCTCTAGTATATTGCGTGATGGGGGGCGCCAGATGTGGGTAACGACGGAGTACCTCAACCTCCAAACAGTAGATACACTGGACTGGCTCCATTTTGCCATTGACTCGATGGTAGTCACGGCCGTTATCACATCCTGATTTACATCCATAATACTTGATCTTGGGGTTAGCTGCCGGATTGAATAACTTTGATAGAAAGCTCATGTGGGTGTCTCCTTGTTTAGCACCAATCTGTTTTGTCTAACACGGTTAGCCTGGCGCAAATGACTGCAAGTTCATCCTCATCTTCGGGGGAGAGGTTAAACTCTAATCCGTTTTCACCTTCCGTGGATCGTTCGCAAAGCTCCTGCCGCCGGTCCTCAAGATTGTCCCACTCACTAAGAAGGGCGTGTATACGCATTGTTCTGAACCAATCAATGATTTCTTGAAGGGTGAATATGCTAAAAAATTGTGTGTCGTAGGAGAGTACAACACCAAACAATTCGCCCTTGATGACAAATAGACAAATTTCGTTTAGTTCATCCTCAACAATGGTTACGCTTGCGTTTCCCTCGTGAGCATTGCGAAGCAAGATGCGCTGCCATGCAGGTGAAAGCATGTCCGTTCCATCGGATTGAAGCAGGGTCATTGGTTGTTCGATTGTTCTTTCTGTATGTAACATGCGGTTGTCTCCTCGCGGAGCAGGTGGGGCGTATTATGCCTGACCTGCTCCATAGTTAATTTAATAGATATTAAATGAGATATGGGAACCTCTCTTAACGAGTGGGGTCTGGCCCAAAATCCTTTGTAGCTTCGGCCTGCTGATCAAGAAGCTGATCGGTAAGGTCTTGGATGGTTTTGTCACGACGGTCAATGTCTGCGTTAAGACTTTTGATAGCCGCGTTACGCTGTTTGATCGTTCTTACATAGCCAGTGATGAGTTTTGGCTCATCCGGCAAACTTGGATTATCAAGCGTTTCAATCTGACCCTCAAGATCAACGATGGTTGCGCGAAACTCGGCCGCATCTTCCATGTAAGTACGGAGATTGTTCTGGTAGCCCCTGACGAGATCTTTACCCCTGCGCTTTTCCTCATTGAGCGAGTTGTAAAAGAAGTCGCGGTTGGCACGCATTGAATCAAGTTCCTCCTTGAGTTCTATGATAGTTTTCGGATGATCAATGTCACGAATCTTTTCAAGCTCCTCGCGCAGATCCTTGTTGCCTCTCCATGCGTTATGCAAATGCCGGCCAACTTCGACCAAATCAGCTTCGCGCTCGCTGATGACTTTCAAAAGACCTTGGATGCGATCATGATCGGAATCGTCGCTGATTGCCAGCATGATCTTGACTAACTTCTCTTCGGTTACGTAGTTGTTCATAGTTATATCCTCCATCCGTATACGGTGTTCAAAACGTTGATGCCGTTAAAGGCTTTCTCGATGTAAATGTTAGCAATAGAAAAGCCGGATTTTTCCTCGGCTTCTATCGCGTACCAGGATGACTTTAAGATATTCGTGACAATAGTATGTTGTTCACCTGGGCAATTAAGATCTCGTATTTCTTTGTCAATACCCTGCCCTTGGGATAAGGCGTTCTCGTAAGCCATAGTACCACGAGCATACTGAACGTATGTTGCAGCTGCGTCGTTTATCGCAGAGACGACAATGGGATGATACTCAGGACTATCGCAGATGGGCGATGGTTTCTTGGGACCACATCCCATAAGCAAGAGTGCGAAAAAGAAAAAGACGAATACATTGGTTCGGTTGTGATTGGACATAGGTTTCCCCTTGGCCCCGCTGATTGCTCAAATCAACGGGGCGATAATAAGCTAACTGTTATTGGCTTCTTGAAGCTCAGCTAAGACATCAACGTTTAGCTCCTCCTTGCTAAACACATAAGTTAAAGAATTATCACCGACATTTTCTGGGACAAACAATGGTTGTCTGTTTCCCGATAGGATGTCATGCAAGGCCGGTACTTTGACGATTCCGCTAAACATATCGTTACCAAGCTGGAGTGCCGTTTTCTTGTCGGCTTTATACATATGCTCAATGTAACTCATCATGCCTGGTATGTGGAATATCGGTGTTGATTCTATCCTGAGTTTGATGTGAGTTTCTTCATTCATTTAGTTGCTCCTCTGTAAAGAAAACCAGAACAAAATTATGTTCGTGGTAGAGATATGATTTGATCGTGCCGTTCAATATCTGCTCAATGATATTAACGCTTATCCCTGGAAATAGATTATATACCAGTTCGTAAGCATCATCAAGACGATGTGAAGCGTAAAGCTCCTTGCCTAGCTCAAGCCTTGTTGGGGCGTGAACTAGGCGGCTGCCGTTGATGCGATGTTCTGTCATATTCATAGCTAGAACAATGACATCTGCGCCGCATTGACTTTAGCGGGTTTACGTTTAGATACGGTTATCTTTGATTTGCCAAAGACCAGACGCTCAGGTTCGTTTGGCTCTACATCAATAACTTCGACAACCTCTACAACTTCCGGTTTTTCGATTACCTGGGCAACTACCCCTGCCGGCGTGTGGACGATCCGCGCTTTAGTCCAGGTGTACTTGATGCCATTAAGTTCCTCTGTATTCTCGTCTACCGGCGTGGGTTCCTGATCCTCAACGACATATTCAGGATCTTCGTCATCTGTGATAGATTCCTCGCTGGTATAAGCAGACTCTTCAGCAAAAGCCTTGTTTGCGCGTTCAAACAAGTCTTGAAGAGACTCGACTTTGACGGTTTCACCATCAACCTGTCCTCCCTTGTCCGGGTGATTAGCTTTCGCCAACTCTCGAAAGAGTTTCTTTGCTTCAGTAGGGGATTCGCAATCAGTAAAGTGCCCGGTGAAGATGCCATCGGATACCATTTCGTAGTCCAGGTTGATCTGAACCATCTTGGCTTTCTGCTCAACTCCCGAACGCATTAGCTTCGCTAATTCATTCTCGATGGATGAAGAGGCAAGTTTGTCAAGGTCTGCCAGATCATCTGACTCGATTGTGTCTCCGTTGACTCGCTTAGCTGCCGCTGCCTTAGCAATGATTAACTTTAAGGCTTGACCCTGGATCGTGTCAGTGTATGCAAAATGATACACTTTGCAATCATTGGTTTGCCCTAGCCGGTAAGCTCTGCCGCTGGCTTGAATCACTGTGTAGATAGAGAAGTCAGGAGCCATCCAGATGATTGTTGGATAACTAAGGATGTCTAATCCCGTTTCAACTTTCTTAGGATGCGAGATTATGACCTGAACGTTGTCCTTCTCTGCCTTCCTGATCCATGCTTCACGTTTTGCAGGCGTACCCTTGAGGATAGCGGCGTGGATGTTGTGCTGCGCGAGGAACGCTTTCCATTGAGGCTGTATGTCTAGCGTGTTTGTCTGTCCCAAAACTAAGAGGCAGTTACGGCCGTTATCAATTTCATCCTTGATTAACTCAAGAATCTGCGATTCCTTTGGCGCAATTCCTAGAGGTTGGCCTGTGCCGGGGATAGATACAAGTGGTTCCTCCTCATTAGGCAGATAAACTTCCTTTGCTCGCCATGGCGCGTCTGGCCAGAACATGAGAGAGGCAATGTATTTACCCAACAGCGAACGATCACCTCTGATTAAGCGTTTAGATAACTCTTCGCTTAACCTGCTGTAAAGTTTGTCGTATTGAAGCTTCATCTGGGCATCCATTTCAACTTCAATCACGTGCTCGCTGAACTTGGGCAAAGCAATGCCCATATCCTTGAGGCTGACAAAGATCGAGCGATTTAGCAGCCATGGCAGCATGGCCGGCGATGAACCTGGGATTTCCCTGCTTGTGGTTCTCGTTCGTGATGCTCCTGTGCTCTTGGATGATATGTCATCGCTTTCCGTGCTGGTGTATTCGGTGACACCGTACTCCGTTTCCCATGCCTTTGCCATGATACGTCCCTTCTCGCTGGCCGTGAAATCTGTCCAATGTTCGCGGAACCCAGCTGATAGACGATACAAGAGCAAGAAGAGGGTGCTGGCTTTGCCGCCGTAGATCGTGCCGGTCATGATAAGAAACTTCTTTGAAGCAGCAACCATACGAGCATATGCTTCCCCTCGATCTGAATCACCCTTGTATTGATGGGCTTCATCAACAATGGTGATGTCGATCATCCGGCGATAATGACGCTTGATGTAGGTGGCTATCGGATAGCGGCCCTTGGTCTTGCGTTCATCTTGCCAGAGTGGGGTATTGCAATGACGACAAGAATGTTTGATGTTCTTAAAGTCGCTAAGCTGAACAGGCAGGAAAGCATCCTTATGTTTTCTGTCTGCCACTGTTACCGCCTTGCCACAAGTAGGGCATGTGATGCGTGAGAAGGAAAACTGCTTTGCAACTTTTTTGCGCTCAGGAGTACCTTCTACCGACTCGTTGTAATCCTCAATCATGCGATCGTAGAGCTTGGAACTTTTAACGATCTCGTATGGCTTAGTTTTCTTGTCAACGTAATCAAGAACCATCGGCCCAAAGTAGTTGATTCGGTGAGTCCAACCATCGCCTAACGACGCGGCCGTACTCTTGACTATGCCAAAGATGGGGCCCTGTGTACGAAAGAATCTATCAACATCTGTGACGCTGTAGATACCCATTGCCATTGAGTCCGGCCATGTCGCTAATACCTCCCTGATCCATTTGTTAACCAGGTGCGGGGGACACATAACAATAAAGTGATCGCGGTTGTTGTTCTTGTGCCATTGAGCATAAGCTGCGGAAACCGAAATCACTGTCTTGCCCGTACCTACCTGCCCTACTAGAATCGCGTCGTCGTGTTCCTCCCATTGCTGGCATATGGCCGCTGCACTATGCTTTTGTGCAGGTAGCAAGCCTGTTCGATTTGTGTTAGGTATTCTCCTTGGATTAACTCCCTTGAGATACTTTTTCCACTTGCCCAGCTTGAACATATATCTTGGCGGATACAACTCCTTGAGAAGCTCTGTAACCTTTATGATGTTATCTTTTAAGAAAGAGGCCAAAGAGCTGTTTTTCAGAACCCCAATCTCTCCCTTTTCGTCAATCGTTGTGATAACAGAACGTGGATCGTGAACAGTGACCGTCTTGGTTTTGTGAGTAGATTCGGTAGAAGAGGTTGATATTTCGGCTACTACCTGCTCGTTGTAAACAGAACCCTTGATTAAGATGCGGCCTTTGTCTGTCATCAACTCCTTGTTGTTGATATGGCCGGCGGCAATCGTGCTTGCAATATGTCCAATTTTCATTGGCGTAAGTGGGTCAAGCTCAATCTTGGGCGCCGGGGACAAGTATGTCCGGTACTCAGGGCGCGTTTCGATGCCATGACCTTTAACTTCTGCAATGACAGCTTCCGGGTTTGGGGACATACCAAAGAACCAGAACTTTTTCGATTCCTCAACATAGCTAAGGTCGAAAAGAGGTTTCACAAACGTTGGATGCTCTGGTAGATCGGCGTGTAGCGTAGCTAATTGGCGTAGGTTGCGCGTTACGGTTACATCTGCACGTAAGGCTACCTTTCGCACGGTTCCGTAGATTACGACCTGCTTGTATGCGTTGTACGTATCACCTACGAAGCGGTACGCAAGCAAGTCTGTAAACCAGGAAGCGAGATAACGCTGCACAAGTCTGTCGCCTAAGATGCGTTCAGGCACTATCCAGATGAGCAAGCCACCTTCTGCAAGGTAGGGACGCATTGCCTTGAGCCAGGTGTATTCCTCCCGCCCTGATTCTTTGTCAAAGTCATACGGGGGGTTGAGATACAACACGGTGAATGACTTTCGCTCGGTGCGGATATTCCTGTAATCATCATTGATTACACTGGCGCTGGTCGTATTCTCGATTACTTTCACGGCATCAGCCGCGTAGGATGCACGTTGTTCGTGCAGTTCGCAACCAAATGGGAGCAGGTTAGCTCCCCTTGCTATGCCGGTTAATGCGACTCCTTCGCCGCATCCCGGATCTAATATTTTCGATGTCCTCTCTCCATTCATCCTGGAGATCGTAGATAGAATCGGGGGTATCATCATTTCCGGAAGCGGGTAAAACCCCGCCTTTGCTGTTCCTGCTAGTCTCATAAGATTTACTCCTCGTTATAGGTGGAATGGTGTCTGAATCAAGCGATTCAAAATCAATCCAAATAGGCTTGATTACATGCCCATAATCTTCAATTAACTTGACGTAGAATGGGTAATCCCAATTAGGATGATTACCCCTGTATTCGTCGATGTGGTTGTAGCGGATTTGCTCCCATGTAAGATCACTTGCTGACAACGATTCAACCAATCGCTCTGCGTTGTGTTCTTCCAATGTGAAGCAAATCACGCCATCGACTTCGTGAATGGAGCCGAATACTACGAACATGAAAATACTAAATCCTTTGAGGCAACACCTGCGGATATGAGTGTTCCCCAATCAGTGCTGCTTAAGCCGCGCTTGATCGTCCAGGATGTGCCGCCGATTTGTTTGTTTGGGTTACCTGTGTAAGTAATCATCCCGATTGAACGACCTAATACCCAAAGATACTCGGCCCAATGCGGCATGATAGGAACCTTTAGGAAACGATCTAGCGTTGCCAAGAAGTGATTGGGCATTGCGTCAGATCTCTCGGTGGTCAGCAGATAGAATTTGCTATCTAGCGGCGTTAGCTCAGTTGGTGAAGCATCATGGTTGATTAAGATCATCTGGTATAAACCGGATGGGAGTTCTGATTCAAATCGCTTGTGATTCTTTGCATTTGCGACTTTGAAATATTCTCCTTCGTAGTAGTGCTGCTTCTTACTCATAAGCTCTGCCCAATTTGCCCGGACACTATTTCGTGGACCTACCATGTTTAGATATATCAACTCCTCTGATGCGGGATTCAAGATGAATCCGACAAGCGTAACAGGTAAACCTGCGGCGAATGATGCCTTGTGGCTGTGTTGAAGAGAAGCCTCGGTCATTCGCTGTTTTTGAACACATACGAACCGTTCGTTTGGTGTGCCAAAACTAAAGTGATCGCTCCAATACTCTTCCGTGTAAAGATCAAAGCCGTTGATAACAAGAGGTTTCGCCCATTCCCCGGTACTACCCATAAGCTGAAACTTGATTTTAGACGTTGGCAGGTTAATCCCATGATCCAGGAGTCGATCTCGGATCGTCTGTAATGGCATTACCTGATAGCCATGATCACTAAAAACCAGATTGCCATCATCGGACAAGATCTGCCGGCCAATATCCTCGATATTGTCGGGCATCTCAATGGGCTTGGGGATGAAGCGATCTTGCACATGATTGTACTTGTAGAGTTCAGCCATTTGCTCGACATACTCTTGAAAATCCTGCGGGAAAAGATCCGGCTTTGAGTAATAGGAACGGCCGTAAGCATCCTGAGCCACGATGTCGTAGAAACCACTGTCGGAGAAGGAGTTATCACCATCAAACTCCTGATCCATCTTTGCTGTAGGAGTCGGTGTCCATTTAGGATATGCGGTGAAAAGCTGACGATCGGGCTGGTATGTCCACTCTCCAGCATCAAGCACGGCATTGATGATGTTCTTGACGAGCTGCATACGACTATCCTGTGCTATGCCGACGTACATATGATTCCAAACATGCTCGTAAATCACGGAGTCGTAAAGATAGACTTCAGGGTAAGCACGTTGGTTGTACGCTCTTGTGTAGAAGTCGAACGAGGAAAGAGCTTCTTTCACGGCCTCAATGTCGGGCGGGTTGACAACCTGGTAATACGCTCCGCGTTCAGTAAAATCAACGTCTGGCGGCATGAACTCGCGCTCTGTCCCTAAGTTGCTCAAACCACGGGCGCTATCCAGATGATCCATAAGCAGTTGGAACCTCTTGGGGGACATATTCCCCTCAGTCATTATCCAATCAATGAGTGAATCTTTGCTGACGTAGGTGAGGTTTTTAATAACAAACCGCCTGACGTGATTCGCCTCCATCGCATTGTTTAACAAAGTTTCGAGTGACGATTCTGTATGATCCATAACCTATACCTCCAGATGTGCTTTGCGGATCTGTTCGATTTCTGCGGCCGTGATGCCGTTCACCCATGCTTGAAGCTCTAATGCGAACGTCTGTAGTTCGCTTAGGCTGTACTTGAGCGTGGTGAATGTCCATGCCTCCTTAGGCGCTTTGGCATCGGGCAGAACGACTCCGTTAGTCTCTCGGCCTGGGCCAATGCCCACCGTCAAGAAATACTTGTGCGATTCGTCTGCGCGATTCTTTTTGCTGTCGGCCAGACTGCCACGTCGGATCTTCATGACACGGCAAGTAGGTGTGCCCTTTGATACAATGCCCTTGACGGAAGTCCAAGCGTTCTCTGGGCCAGGCTCAATGCCGCGAAGAATGTTGAAGCACATGAAACGAACGTCTGGAAAGTCCAGATAGTGACTAGCATCCTGGATGGTAGACCCATTCTGCGTTTTACCGGCCCAAATCTTGATCTTACGAAAGTCGGTGTCCTGTCCTGGCAAGCAATACTCTGCATGGAGGAAGGCGCTGAGATTATGAAATGTGTAGAAGCGGTGATCTTTGTTATCCCAAATGTTTGACATGGTTGTACTCCTCGATTAGTTGTGGTTGGTTGATAAAACGAGCGAGCAGGAAATACTCCTGCTCGCTTTGCTTGAATATACTAGAACGGGAACCCGTCCTCGCTGTCCTCATCCTCTCCGTAGTGGACGGTTCCGTCAGCCATAGTGACGGTGGTGAAGTCCGTGGTCGGTTCGTCAACCTTCTGATCCTGGGAGCTGAACTCTTCGGAATCGCTAACAGCAGATTGTTGCTGAGGATTTTCACCAAACTCGACGGTCCAGGCGAGCAGCTCGAAGGTTGTACGAGGGTCTGCACGCTCAGTGTCGTCAGTCTTGAACCAGATGCGCGGATTGCCCCAATCATTCGAGCGCATTTTCCCTTCGACAAGAACCTTGCGGCCTTTCTTCAGGTGACGGTTGCAGGCCTCAGCCTGGTTGTTGCTAACTCGAACTGTGTACCAGGTCGTGTCCTTCTGCCGGTTACCATTTGAATCTGTCCACTCGTCGTTGACTGCAACGGGAAAAACGCTGCCGGTTGAACCGCTGGGTAAACGAACTTCTTTCGGATCTCTGCCTAAATTACCAATGATCATTACTTTGTGTAGTTTCATAACTACTCCTCGTCTGCATCGCAGACTTATTGTGCCAGGTTTCGGCGTGGTTGATAAAATCGCCCTGGCCTACATAGACCAGGGCGTGAAAGACTAAAATAACAAGTACGGTATGTCAGCGTCCCATATGGTTACATTCAAATAGCCGATAAGATCCGTCATGTCAATATCGTAGGTACAGTAATCTTCAGCTAAGAGGACAAACCCCTCGATTGCACTTGAATCACGCCTGACAAGTCCGAAGCTAAAATCCTCCTCGCCCATAGGCGTTAAGTATGGGAACTTGTAGAGAAGCGAGATGCCGAATTCTTCGGTGAAGTAGACGATGGCCTGCCAATCGCGGCCGTATGGGTGGAGGTTTATATCAACTATTTCTAAACTTGCTTTACGTGCAATCTCTTCGATTAATTCAATGGTGAGCATTGGTTGTGTCCTCGTTAACTAGAAAAGTGGGTTGATAAAATCGCCCTGGCCTACATAGACCAGGGCGTGAAAGATGATCCTAGAGGCTGATTACCTCCAAAACTTTCAGTTCTGCGGCCGTATTGCGACGGTCGTGCCGGTGGGAAAGCTGCCGGTCACTTTTTGACGGGCGGATCTCTTCCTCAGCCTGAGTGTAAACGACCTGAATGGGAGGAGTGGACATTGATGAAAAACTAGCGGATACGGTGATACGTGGTTGTTGAAACATGAAAATTCCCCTTGAGGAACCGGCGCTCAAGCCGATTCCTCGCTAAAACTAATTACGATAAAACCTTACACGGTGTGCCATAATATGATTGATGCCAATCCCTCAGGTATTGAGTGATATTGCTGTGATCTGATATTTCGGCGCGCACCTTCATAAGCAGAATGCCAAGCATATTACCCTTCTCTTTATCGGCACATTTGGGGCAAACACAACTCGCCCAATAATTATCATGCCAATGAACTAGATGGATGATTTCCTGATCGCCTGTGCCTATCAATGCTTCTTTCATATGAGGATCTGTAAACTTCTGACGCAGCGCGAAAAGCATTACACTTCGATTTACTCTGTGCCAATCATTTCGGCGATCGAATCCTTTGCCATATTTCTTGGCCTCTGCCGGATGTTCTATACCGGCAATCTTTAAACGCTCGGCGATGTCTGTGGTCATCATAGCCACAAAGAAATGCTCAATGCTGGGGTAAGCTATATGCTCATACAAAATATGCTTGTGTGCGGGCAAATAAAAATTGCTAAATTCTTTGATCCACATTTTATTACCTCCTCGTAATAACTAAGCGGTTGCACTAATACGTACTAGACGCTGAGCGGAAAGATCATCCTGTTTTTAACAGAACTATGTAAGCTCCGGATCACTTCCCCGCCAGCGCAGCGAAAAAATTTTTTTTGAGAAATATATAGTATTATGATTGCCGTGTACGAACACGGTGCAATCTTTCGCCTGGCTGCGGGTTTGGATTTTTCTTCAGCCAGTCGCTTATTTTCTTTGGCGCCAAATTATCGGGGGGACAACCTGCGGCGCGATCTCCGGTTGGATTTTTTTCCTGTTGGGTAAACTTTGGGGGGGGTCGCGTGGGGCCGGCTGTTTTCTTTCGTTGGAAGTATGACGGCCGTCTTTGCCTGGTGCGTATAGGCGGAGCGGGTACGGTGTGCCTTCAAGCTGCCGGCTATGGGGTAGTCAAGAATAATTAAGCGGCTGGCGGATAACATTCGACTATATAAAATCGTGGGGTGGCGGTCCATGTCGCGGAGCATGGGTAACCTTTCGCCTTGTGCATATTGGCGGAGCGTGGCGGCTGTGTGATCATCTCCATGATATAAAATTGATGGGCTTTCGATCTCCAGCAACAAGTTGTCAAGCTGCGCGATCATGTTTTCTTCTTTACCTGGTGGGATGGTTCCTACAATGTAAATTGATTGCATCGGGTTGGGTTCTCCTAGTGGTTGTAAGTGGTGGATAAAATAGGGGGGGTGATCGCTTTTTCGTTAGTGTGCTAGGCTGCCGTTCCTCTAGTAGCGAATAACTAAAATTACTATGACCATGATCTTTGTTTTTTCCTGTTCGCGTCGTTCTGGCTTACTCGGCGTTTCCCTTCTTCGTTCCGTTTTCTACGGCAAGTCATGAAGAGGATCGCTATAAAATCGTGGGCGTTTCATCATTCTGGTTAGGCTTTCTCTAGCTGATGCCGCATAGATCATCGTTGATCATTATTCCGTCGTTTTCGGGTGGTTCTCGTTGTCGAGTCCTAGTATCTTACTCTCGGCGGTGCGTCCATATGGAAATAACTAGCGGTGGGATTTCTCAGCGTTGCCGTATGCGCGTTTTCCTCATGTCGGGCGTGATGTCGCTAAAATTAGGCGATGTTTTGCATAATTTGAGGGGCGATCTGATGTCTAGGCGTTTATACGGGGCTTGGCTGATCCTTTGATCCTACTGTCGCGTGGTCTGGCGTGGGGCTTTATTGCGTTTTTCCCTTTACAATAAGTCCGGTCAATAGCGGATCGCTTCGCGGTCGTTTGCTGTGTTGGTCTAGTTATTCGTTTTGTAAAGTTCGGGCGCTGTGTCTGCGCTGATCTTGGTCGTTATCTGGTGCGGGTAGCGGGTGCTCGTTTTACTTGGAAGCTCTGCGGGCTATGTTTTTCGCTGTGCCTGATCTTTCTTTTCCTTCTCTCACCCAAGCGATGTCTGTATTGCTTGCGGCTGTCATGGCGGCATCTCTGGCGGTATAGTGCGCGAATCCTCCGACCTCTTTTATGGTGCTGTGATAATTACGGGATAATTCGCCTGCGTGGTATTTAGTAGATCGATCTCCAGCTTTTAGCATCTGTAAAAGGCTGCCTGCTTTTTGATCGCAACCTTTAGCATCTCCAAGCACAAATAGTGCTTGTGGGTTTTTTGCCGCGTCCATTATGCGGCGCATATAATGAAGTTGAAACTCGTTTTCTGTTAGGTCAAGATGTCCACTGATCATATATGTAATTTCGCGGGTTACGTTTTGGGCTTTGCTGATCCTGGTGTCCAGCTGGCTTAACTGTTGGCGGAGCGTTTCACGTTGGCGGAGCATGGCGGATAGTGTGATCTTGTCGTTGTTGGTGTCAATGTCGGCGGTATATTTTTTTACAGCTTTGTTAAAATAGGCTTGGTTTTTCGCGTCTTGTTTGTGGATATATGCGGCGGCGGTTCGTATCACGTCGGTATGGCAATCTTTCCGGTTATCACAATAACATATTAACGGGGTCGTTGGCTCGATCTTTCGTAATTCTGCCATAATTTCGGGATCATTGGCTTTGATCTTGCGGTCTAGATCGATTCTGTATGCGGCTATATTTTCGGCCGTTGTGCCTTTGGTGTTGTAGTTTGCTAGGGGTGATGCTTTCGCCTTTCGCGCTTTGTGTGTTCGGCCGCAGTAGATCGCGGCTGTCGGGCGTGATACGTGCGGATCATCTATGCAATCCTGCAAGGTATTCCAGCGTCTTTTTCCGTTCGTGTATTGGTTCAGGTTCACGCGGTAGGCAGCAGCGGGCTTGATCGGTTGTGATTTTTTTGGCTGATCTTTTAGCGGGGTTGGTTCGCGTGGCGTGTCGGGCGTGATCTTGATCTTGCGGTTGATGATCTTTACGTCGTGCGCTCGTGCCATGTTCAGCAGATCATTATCGCCTATGCTCAGGGCTCTAGTTGATCCTTCAAGTACCATTAGATAATCGCTATTGGTGATCAAGTTCCCTAATGCTCGGCGTTTGGCGTTTGCGTTGTGTTTTTTGTCGTTGTTTTTGTATCGGGGGTGGTACGTCTTGGCGGTGATCCTGGTGTATTTTTTTACTGCGTTGTGAAGATAATCGGAGGCTTTGCGTTTATTGTCGGGTAGGTGGATCACAACTGGCTTTGTGGTTCGTTCTATAAAATAAGCAAGTTGTCGATCGATCTCGGCGTTTATGTCGTGGGTCGTTGTCTCGCTTAAAAAAGCGGGGGGTAAAATCATGGCGAGATCGTGGTGATCTTTTGTCTTGGCGGTTGTCTCGGTCTGCGGTTGGTTTTTCATTGGTTCTCCAGGGTGCGCTCCATGTGGAGCACACCTATAAATGATGCGGGTCTGTTATCTAACTTCGTGCAATTGGTCAAGAAGTGCGGCGATCTTTTTGTCTAGGTGATCGATCATCGCCTGCGGGGGCGTATCGTCGCTTAGGTGGATCGCTTCGTATCTTACAAGTGTGTATGCCTGCAAGTATGCGGCGGTCACGTCAAAAATATAGCCATTGGGGTTAGGGCTGCCAGCGCAAGCGGTCAAGTATCGATCTTTTACTTCCATGTATTCGGATACGGTGCGGGCGAGTTCTTCAACGGTGGGCATGTTTTCGGGCGAGATCTCCATGATAGGGAAGTTTTGATCTTGCCATAATCTGAGGGCGTACTCTTGCCTGCCGTTTTCAGACATTTTATTCTCAAGTCCATAAAAAGAGCTGTAGCTATTGGTTTCCTCTACCATAGCTAAATAAACAAATGGGGTAGCGTGTGCGGGATCTAAGAATAATACTGCGGCGTATGTCTTGGTCTCGGTCTGCGGTTGGTTTGTCATGTTTCAATCTCCTATTGTATAACTATAAAATTGCTAACTTTATGAGCATCCGCCCACAAAGTATTCTACCTCCTTTTTACGTATTGAGCAACTATTAAGGGGGGCAAATTGGAAACTCGTTTTTTGCTCATAATCGGGTTGGCGGATCGCTGCATCCTGGCGGATCGCTGCATCCTGGCGGATCGCTGCATCCTGGCGGATCGCTGCATCCTGGCGGATCGCTGCATCCTGGCGGATC